TCATTTTCGGCAGAAAATGAATGGGGGATGCGTAAATGGATTTCTCGCACTATTGTCCCGACCTTCCCACAGCCATTCCCCCACAAACGCCTGTGGGCCCGCGACGATAAGGGCATTTTCAGGATTTTTCACAGCTTCGCCCACCGGGCGCATTCCTCCCGGCATAAAGCCTACTAGGTTAGCGTCCGGCGTGTTCTCCACAAACAGCTTCCCTTCTTCTGTCAGGTAGCCCCGAAGGGTGCCTAGTCCTGTGTTTTTTACAACCAACGGTTCCCACTTCACGTCCATGCAAGTCTCCTGATTGTGATTTTCCGTGAATTGATGCGTAAGGGTCTCGCAGAGACCCCTTCAAAATTTAGAGACTAGGGACAATGGTGTCTACCAGGTACGTTGGCACCTTTCCTTCAACGATAGGAACACCAATCGTCCAGGCTAGTAAGCTCCGAGATCATCCGGTACTCGTGGGGTGCAAGCCTGACCCTGTAGACAGGGATGTCGATTTCACTACAGATCTTCAAGATCTTGAGCCCATCATGATCCGAGATTTTGGCCCCGAGATGAACGGCCTTCAGGGGCGCGGGGACATTGAATCCTTTGACTTCTCTATCGTCGTCTGGAACCACTAAACGCCACTCTCGCTCGTACTGCCAATCGACAGCCTTGCACAGAGAGGCGGCAATTCCATAAAGCTCGTTGTAGTTTTTCTCCCGGCGTTGAGCTCTGAGAATGTGCGTGATGTCGAACAGTTGATTTGAGTATGCGACGGGCCATAGAGTAAGGGTCGAAAGGTGATTTCGATGAAGGCCTGTGAAGTCGTACTCCATGGCGAATCCGGTGTGGTCAAGGCCATAGTGGCTCCACATCAGCACCGAATCCACACGTTCGCTCAGGCTGCAGATTTTGTAGCTGCTTTTGAGTTGGTCAATTAGCCATGGGAGCTGCCCAGCCTGGTGATTTGGCGCCAATACTCCGACTTCATGAAGCCAGTGCTTAACGTTCAGGGTGGGTGGCTCCTGAGCCGAAGCCAGTGCTATTGCAGCTGCGATGGGATCCTCGGATTTAAGCGTAGTGGCGATTTGATCTTCGCTAAAACCCAATTCGTCGAGTTTTTCCCAAGCGGCGAGCTTTCGGTAGTCAACCCAGAAAGCCGTGTCGTAGGGATCGTTGAATCCATTGGCTACGCTCAGATAGAGTGTTTTCTCAGCCAGATTCTTCAGCGCGAGCTTGCTGCAGGTTCTGATTTTGAACAGTCGATTGGGTGTGTGCAGGTACTTGTCGTTAATTAGCTTCGGGATGTCCATGTCACCGATAGTGGCCGAAGAAAAATTCTCAATCAGATCTCTTACCCAATCCCTATCCACACGAACTCCTTTGTCTACGCGGCTTGCTGAGGTGCGAGACGTTATCACATCTGGGTTACGCTTATTTGTCCCGTCGGTACCATGAGAAGGCCGTATTGTAGCCTTGAAATCAGGGGGGCCCAGCTCATCGCAAGCGCGTAGCCGCCACTCCCCCTCATAGTGGGTGGACACATTGAAAGCCAGCAAGTGCCGTATTAGTAGCTTTCATAAATCGCCATTCGCAGTCGCTCGCACACTCGACGCGACTGGGGGCAAAAATGGGGGCACAATGCACTTTTTTTGTTGTGAAACTACCGTCCTAGAGCTAAGTCAAAATGTTCTTCGGAGAGCAAGAGTTTGACTGTAAATAACAGATTCTAGACTCGCAGCGCTTTGTACGCGGAGCAAGAGCCATAGCTGGACTTACAGAGACAATCGGCAGTACCGGCGTCAGGGCTGGATGGTGGCGCATTCAACTCAAGCGCGTCATCCCAGGGCACTACACACGATCCGCTTGGTCACGTCGAAATTATCCGAAGTGAGGGCATCAATTGGCGAACGATCTTTTTGTCGCCAATCGAGTGACATTCTCGCCGGCCAGATTCGCAAACTCATGAGGCGTGACATGCTCCTGAAGATTCGCCGTAAGGTATCGGCTCCACCAGTTCATGATCAACCGACGCTCCTCAATGAACTCTGCCTTGTGAATGTAGGCAGCTCGAACGCTGTTGCGCTCTCTATGACTCATTTGCCTTTCGATGGCCGTCTCAGACCACAGACCTGACTCGATCAGTGCGCTACAGGCCATTGAGCGGAATCCGTGGCCACAAATGTCTGTCTTCGTGTCGTATCCCATGGTGCGCAACGCTTTGTTCACGGTGTTTTCTGACATCGGCTTCCAGGCCCTAGCATCACCGGCAAACACCAGGTCGAATGTGCCAGTGAGGGTGTGGATCTGTTCAAGCACGGCCACAACTTGCGGCGATAAAGGCACAAGATGAACATCGCCCGCCATTTTCGTCCCCCGTGTTGAATGGCGTACGTCCTCCAGCTCCGGCCGAGTATCCGGGATCTCCCATACGCCACGCTTGAGGTCGAACTCACACCAACGAGCGAAACGTAACTCACTCGAGCGAACAAACACGTGCAGCGAGAGCATGAGCGTTAGCCGGGTCAGCTCTCGGCCCTTGTAGGCATAGATTCGTGTCAGCAATTCAGGCAGGCGTGAAAGGGGCAATGCAGGCCGATGAGAGACTCGCGGCGCTTTGATCAAGCCCTGAAGATCGTACGCAGGGTTTATCGGAATAAGACGAAGGCGTTTTGCCTCACGCATAATACTTTGCAGGTATCTTTGTACCCTTAAGGCGACGTCAATCGTTCCACGTTTTCTGATCGCCTCCAAAGGTTGCATCAGATCATAAGTATCGAGATCAGCAATCGCGCGAGCACCGATAAACGGGAACACATAGTTATTCAGACGGTTGAACACATTTTTGGAATGGTCGGGTGTCCATCTGGCCGACATGTTCTTGTGCCAGTCCAACGCAACGCTTTCAAAGGTACGGCCGTTGACAGCATTTTCCGTTTTGGCTTTACGCTTGTTCTCAACGGGATCAATGCCGTCTGCGAGCATCCGCTTCGCATCTAAACGCTTCTGGCGCGCATCGGCAAGGCCAATCACCGGATAGCTGCCGAGGGAGGTCAACCCCTCCCGGCCGTCAGGCTTTACGTACCTGAGACGCCAGCCTTTACGGCCATTGGGTTGGATTAGGAGATAGAGACCGTCGCCGTCGAAAAGCTTGTAGGGACGGTCTGTTGGCTTGGCTAAACGGCAAGCAGCGTCGGTAAGCGGAGCAGTTGTGCGCGACATAAGGGTACTATCCTTAATCGAACCAAAGACTACCCCTAACTTTACCCTCTAAATGACTGGATTCGAGAAGAATGGGCAAGATTCCGACGGAATGCTAAAACGAAAAAACCCGCCAGAAGGCAGGTTTTTCAAGGCTTCCAAAGAACTCAAAAGCGCTCTGTGGAATGCAAGATGGTGCCCGAAGCCGGAATCGAACCGGCACGCCCTTACGAGCGGGGGATTTTAAGTCCCTTGGCGACAGCATGTAAATCAACAACTTAGATTAATTTTCGTGCCGCAATTGAAGAAAAATAGGCGCATTGGAAGCCAATAGAATCAAGGCGTCTATTATTTTTGCGGCAAGAAAATCACCCTCCTCCGGCGTCCTGCCGACCGAACACAATCCCCCCCCTACTCTGGCCTGCAGTACCACGACTGCGCATACAGGCGCCCGTCTACCTCTTCGATACCGCTAAGCGTGAAAGCGTTGGTTGCCATCCCGGACAGAAACGCGTCAATCAAAGGCGGAAGCAACTCAGGGTCGAGCGGCATTACCGGTCGGATCCTGGCTATGTTGCTGTCACGGTTCATGATCTTGCACATCTCGTGGCGGATATTTACGTCGCCACGGATCGGCCTATCCCTGCCTATCACCTCCCAGGATCTCGCTATCCCTCGATCTCTCATCGGGACAATCTTGAAGTACATCGCAAGCCTCAATGCTGTATAAAAATACAGCATATTACCCACGGTGCTCCGACCATCAATCGGGCACTGACGAATGGCCCGCCCGTTGGTCTACGTTGAAAGAAGTGGGCCATCACTTCGGAGGCGAGCATGTGCGGACGTATCGCTCAGTACCACGGCATCCACGACTTTGTTGCGGTGCTCAGCATGCCCGGGGCCCTGGTCAACACCGTCGGCGATCAGCCGCTGGGGCGGCACAACGTGCCACCGACAACTCTGGTCGCCCTGCTCCACATGGAGAACGGCGCGCTACATGCCGACCTTCTCAGGTGGTCCTGGAAGCCGCATTGGGCAACCAATCGAGCCGAACCCAACGCCCGCTCCGAAAAAGTCGCGCACAACCCCTATTACCGCGCAGCCTGGCCAAATCGAGCGATCACGCCAATAGACGGATGGTTTGAATGGCTCGCAGATGAAAACGGAAAACAGCCCTACTACATCCGGAGACGTGATGGTTTGCCCAGCCTGTGCGCGTCGATTGGTCACTGGCCACATGCTGATGAGCCTCCTCGGGAGCACGATGGCTTTGTGATCATCACTGCGGACTCCGCCGGCGGCATGGTCGATATTCACGACCGGCGACCGGTGGTCCTGGCACCAGAGCTAGCCCGGGAGTGGCTTGACCTGGCCACGCCCAAAGAGCGAGCAGAGGAAATGATGGTGCGCCAGGGAGAGCCGTCCGAGGTTTTCGAGTGGTTTCGGGTCGGGTTGGAGGTGGGCAATGTGCGGAATCAAGGAGGGAAACTGATTCAGCCTGAAACCTGACTTCCGGTAAGTAGCACCGACTGAAGAAGGACGCTGGTTCATGGCCCTAGAAGCCCGACCAGCGGTCATCATAATTCCGGCTCACTTTTCTTAACGCCATTTCACTCTAGATACGCAGGCTAGAGGCCTTGTGCGCACCAGAGCAGACTAGATATTTATAAGGTATCCAATATCTGCACCGCACTTCAATCTAGAAACTGCACCTATAAAACTGAGAAATAATGATTAGACTCGAAGTTGAATCAGACATTTGATTCACAACAACCACTCGAGAAGGATTTCAACATGGCTGCTACCCATTCAATCAGCAACACAACAAACCTCACCACCAATCTTTCCGTAGAAAGCACATATAATGCATCCGCAGATTCTTCCAATAAAAATACCGCGATCGTATTTTCTTTATTCGGCCTAACCAGCACCACTGCAAATCTAACGCTAGAAAACCCAGGCTTTGAACCAGTAAAAGGCGCAGGCAGCGTCACAATAACTAATGGTTCAGTTAGACTTCTGGCCCAAAAAGATTATTTCACCATTGTATTCAATGGCACAGTCAAAGACGGAACAGAAAAAGACGTCACATACATCGACCAAATCATTGCAACTTTTTCTTCAAACTGATCCAATCTAACTATGTTTAACGCCCCCCCCTAAGCCACCTGGATTTTTCTGGAGGGGGGGGCACTATTTCAAAAACAGCCACACAACCACATCACCAAATAGTTCGCACCCAATCCCGCGAAACATGAAAAGCTATAGAACTCGTGCAAACTTAAACATACAAGTCTTCAGCACAGCAATAGTTCTCACCTAGTGTTTGTTACTCACCACTTCAATCCTTAGTGACTTTAGTTACATAGGCTTGGCATGCCGCCAGCGCGATCAGTCCTTGGTCGCCGTCGTCGGTGATACCGACAATTCGTTGAGCATGCGCTGGGTCAAGTCGGGCGCGCGGGGCTCCATGAACCAGGCCGCCGGTGCCGGTGGCGGCAGGCACTGCGCAGCCACTGGCTGTATCCGCGGCGTCGACAAGGACTGACAGCCGTAGATCGGCAGTAGCAAGGCGGTCACGCAGGCGAGCTTGGTCTTTCTGAGCATTGGTCAGTTCCTGGTAGTGGGATTTGTCGGCGATGGCCAGGCGCTGCTCGAGCGCAAGGCGTTTATCCTGATCGGCGCGCTGCTGAGTTGCTGCCGCTCTACTGATAGCGGCCAGATCATCCTGGTGAAGCTGCGCCTGCTCGGCCAGCTGCTTGCCGTAGCGCCAGTCCTGCACCTTCCAAGCCCCGCCCGCGCCGACGGCGACCAGCAGAGCGGCCAGCACCAGCGCGCCGAGCAGCTTCTGTGCCGAGCTCATGCCAGCGCCCGCCGCACGCCTTCGGCCAGTACGGCGTCCGGGTATGTGTACCCTGCGTTTTCATGATGGATAATCGCCCTGACGAACCCGGTCATGATCGGGGCCTGAGTCAGATCGATCTCCGCCCCCGGCCGGGTGCCGGTGTTAGCCTCGACGGCCCGCACGTAAGCAGCCGTGTCGTTCTCTACTGCCGGCGCCCAGCGACTGATAATCGCCTTCACCGTCTTGAGCCCATGCTTTCGCTGGTAGGTCAGCAGCAGTTTGCCCAGTGCACGGATGCCATTCTCTGGCGTGTCGAACCGCGCGAACCGCTTCTCAAGCGCTGGATTGTGCGGGAGCTGGCCCTTCCACTGGTTGGCTGGGTTGTAGTCGATGTTGCCGGGGTTTCTATTGCGCACCCCGCGCGTTTCGGTGTTCGGCATACTTTTCTCCAGGCGAAAAAAAGCCCGCTCAAGGCGGGCGCTTTGCATTCGGTATTGCGCTACTCGGCTTCGGCGGCCAGCATTGGCGCGGCTGTAATCTCCGGGATGGGTGGTTCCGCTGGCCAGGCCGGCGCGGTTGGCCATGTCGTCTGGGCGGTGACTTTCCCCAAAGCGAACTTGTAGGCCTTCCAGGTTTTCAGGTTCACGATCAATGCGGCTTGTTCGGTCTCATCGTCGGGCGTGGCTTCGCCGGCTTCGATGCCGTAGCCCAGGGTTTCGATCCGATCGGTGATGCGGTCGATCTGCGCCGCGGCCGTGGCGTTTCTTGCAGCCAGCTGCGCCTTAGATTCAGCCAAGCGCTCCGCCAGGGCCTCCGCCGCCTTCATTTCTGCTGTGATCAGCTGGGACCAATCAATCTGCCCAACTGATGGTGTCGACGTGTCATCTACGGCCACGGGCTCGCCACCTGGCAGCGGCTCAGGGAATGCAACCTTCCCGTCCGGTACAGCAATCAGGTCTCGCGGAAACATCTGCTCCTGGCTGAAGTTCGCAGGGAACGGGAAACGCAGCGTGACCACCAGCTCACCGTCGATCATCTCGACCGGGCCGGGCTTGAACCACATGGAGTCAATGGCTTCGCATGGCAGCGTGTCGCCTGGCTTCATCCTCGAGAAATCGAAAAGAACCCCGTTGATCGTCAGCGTGTTGCCATCCTTCACTACGTTGTACGGCTCATCGCCGCGCTGTGGGCAGAGTTTAATAATCATCAGAACCACCTCCCAACGGCAAAAAGAGTCGCAAGCTTTGCGCCAGCAGCAAGCGGGGTTGCCGATGCAAATCTTACGACCTCCCCCGCAGTGGTCCCGCTTACGCTTGAGCCGAAAAGGAACGTGTCGTCGCGAGCAGTGATGAGCACATTCGGCCGGGCGATGAAGGGAGCCTGGAAACTCCAGGTAATCCATCCAGACACATACACGCCCATCTGTGGGGCATCGATCGCGGTGTAATAGTTCATGGTGATCCAGCAATGCTGAGCCCCATCTGCCCAGCGCACGTACCGCCCGTTCACCCCATTCCCCGACTCGATGATCGCGCCGGTAGGAACCCCGCCGCTTTGGGAGACAGGGCCAACAATTGCAGCTGCGGCCAGCTTTGTCGCGGTGCCGGTGGTATTGCCGGTGCCACCCTTGGTCAGAGGCAAAATATCGTAGTTGCCGGTTGTGCCAAGCGCTGCCATTTTCGCGCCGTAGGTGTTAACCCAATCGCGCACCTGGTCGGCCAGGCCTTTCTGGTAACCCTGTACCGGCATGATCGCGTAGGAGGCGCCGGAAGCCGTGGCACCCTGGTAAGCCGGGGTGATCGAGATCACCGTATCGCTTGCGACGTTGGCCAGTTCGTACTGGCGGCCATCAGGGCCGATGAACGCATCCCCCACCCGGGTATTTGCAGCAAAACCAGTTCCGGTTCCGGTAACCGTCGTTGAGCCGTTCGTGACGGCCACGGTCCCCGCTCGAAGCCAAGCCATGGGTTTATCCTTTCGTTGGGCAATAAAAAACCGCCTCATGGGCGGCTGGTTATCGGGTTGTTGTCAGTTGTTCATCTTGGCGAAGACCGCCGGGAGGAAGAAGGCGATCGGGTTCGCCGAGGAAATCGTGATCGCGTACAGCGTGTTGTTCGGGAAGTCCCACCAGCAGTAGAGGTTCCGAGGAATGCCACTACCCGAGGTCATGTTCATACCGAAGTTGTTCAGCAGCAGGAACTCGTTCTGTGGGAAGTTGAACGGCACGGTGTAGTAGATCCGCGTCAGGCCCTGAGGGTCGTGGTCGTCCTTGACGTAGCTCCAGTTCTGGAATGCACGGGTGAAGGTCGCCGCGGAGGTGCCAGAGTCGAACAGCAACTTCCCGGCACCATCCCATAGACGAGCCCCGTACTGCGCCACTGGCTGAGCCGCGAAGGCCGCAACGAAGTAGCGCCCGTTCGGCTGCGCGGTGTCTGCGCTGTAGGCCCGGACATAGAAGCCGGTCCAGTTCCCCGCAGATCCCGTCAGGCGCATCCGGCAGAGGCCAGCAACGCCATTCACAGTATCGGGCCTGATGAACACCAGCGGCGGCTCCTGGGACGTAACAGGCCTGACAAAGGTTGTGGTTGAGCCAAGCCCGCCCTCCTCTGTAGGTGCATAGCGCCCCGTGGAGATCACCATCAGCCGTGCGAACTCCGAGTCGAGCGCCACCACGTCGCCGTTGTTCGTGAACTGCATTCCATAGCTCATCAGCTCCACCTCATCACGATCAAGCGCATAGTCCCAGAGGAAGTGGTGCTCGCGGCAAAGGTGCGGGTGTGGTTGTAGACCCGAACCACCCCGTTCAGTACCTCGGTTTCAAACTGAAGGTTGCTGTCGCCGTAGGTGCCGACAGGAACGACGATGGCCGTTCCGTTACTCGGCCCAACGCCAGGCACGGCAAAATCCTGACTGCTCTTGGGAGCCCCCACCGCGAAGGTGACCAGCGTCGACAACGCCACACGAATGGTGAAGGAGTTCTCGTCGACCTGGAGCGCGCCGTCGGCGCCCCAGATCCTGATTCCGTAGCTCATGCGGCCAAGTTCCCCCACTGATAGCGCTTCACGCCGTTCTCATCGAACACCTTGCCACCGTTGTTGTTGATGACCTGGCGAGCACCGGCGCCCAGGGCGCTGTTGATCTCGAACGTCCCGTCAAACCACAGCCGCCACCCGGTACTGCCGGCGACGTAGTTGTTCGACTGGATGTAGTTGCCGATCTTGGCGTTCGTGATCGTGCCGTCTTCGATGAACGTCGACCTGATGAACGTCTGGCCGCCGGTTACCGCAAACGGCGACACCGGCGTGCCATTGGCTAGGTTCAGCAGCATGAAAGTGTCGGCACGCACAACGAACTGCGACGAAACCCCGGAAGGATCGACCTGCAGGCCCAGGCCAAACGAGGCCGCGTACTTCTGGCCGCCGGCGGTGGTCTCCATCTTCACCGACCAGATGGTAGACAGTTGGCCGTTGGTGTTCGCCAGGGCTGAAGACGTTTCCTGGATCGCCGAAGTGTTCGCACCCACCGTGGCCTGCAGCTGTGTGGTGCGAGTGGCCTCGGCCTCGATCGCAGAAGCTCGGACCTTCTCCTCGGTAACAATTGCCGCGGTGTTGTCCCAGCCCTTCATGGCATCGGCCAGATCGCCGGCGCCATCATCTTCCCGCCAGGACGCGCGGAGCGTGTTGGTAGAGGCCGCCTGCGCCGTTACCACCCCGTCCAGCTCGGTGATATCGGCGGTATTGGTCGCCACCTGCTGAGCCAGGCCGTTGGCCGTCTCGATCGACTGACCAACGTCCAGCCAGTAGGTCGGGTTCGGCGGTGGAGTGTTGAGAGGCACCGCTTGCAGGGCCTGGTACAGCCGCTGCCCCTGCTGGACAATATCGTCCTTGATGTACGTCTTCTCAGCGTCGTACAGCAGGATGTTGTCCAGGGCGTCGATCTGGTCCTGCAGGCCGTCGATCTCCGATATCAGGTCCTGACCCAGCTCCGTGCGGCTGATTTTGCCCGCGAGCATGTCGAGGATCGGCCCGGCCTCCGAACTGGCCTGGCCCATTACCCCGTTCACGACCGGATAAAACGGCCCGACGTTGCCGGTCCGATCTACCAGACGCGCCCAGAAGAAGAAGGTTGCGCCTGCCAGCAAGCTCTGCATGCGGTAGTCGGCCTGCGGATACGCCAGGTCGGCTAGCTTCGTGGCGGTGCCAAGGTCGTTCGCAGGCCCATACCAGACCTCGGTCCGTTGGGTGTCCTCGGCGCCGGCCGGGAATCCCCACTTGATGCCGATCCCGAACAGCTCACTGGTGGTAGCCAGGAACGATACCGACGGTGGTAGACCTTCCTTGCCGTTGAGCTGGGTCAGGTTGGACGCCTTCCAGATCGACGAGATATCGAAGGCGCTCACCGCCCGCACCCGGGCCAGATAGGCGCCGGCGTAGATCCCGGTCACGTCCACACTGGTCGCACCAGTGCGCTGCACCTTGATCCAGTTCCCGTTGTCCTTGCGCCACTCCACGTCATAGGCCACAGCGCCATTCACGGCTGGCCAGGAGATGTTCATGGTGCTGACGGCGATGCCCTGGTCGACCGCGTAGTTCGAGGTCAGGGTCACGCTCGCCGGCGGCGGAACGACAGTGATCGGGATCACGCTGATCGGCCGCTCCTCCAGGCGGGCGCCGGTGTCGATGAAAGCGAACTTGCCGGGCTCGTACTGCAGCGCGCTGATCTCGAAATCGCCCTCGGTGGTGCGTTTGGTGCTCAGCACCCGGTAAAGCGGGATCGCCAGGTCGTCGGCATCCAGAGCCCACTGCAACTGAGGCAAAGGCTGCTCGCTGTAGGCCGTGGTCACTGTGACGGCGCGCCCGGTGACGCTTTGCACGGTCCGGCCTTCGGCGCGCCCACCTGGTAGGTTGATGATCAGCCGATCGCCGGCTTTGGCCTGGGTATCGCGGTCGAGCGTTACCACGCGGCCAGCAGACGCCGAGATCCGCCCGCCAACGGCCCGACCGGCGAGCAGCGAGTCCGCCACAGGGATGATGTGGCCAGGCAACGGAATCACCCCTTCCATACCGGTTTTGAAGCTGATGGTCCGGTCCTGGTTGTTGCTCAGGATCACCCACTTACCGCGGCGCTGTGCCTCCGAAGCGCGGGTGCAGCCAATGGCCGTCAGTTCCGTGGGCTTGTCGCCAAAGCGGCGCTGCAGCTCCAGATCCGCGAACGGAATGACGTCGGTGTCGTAGTTGTTCGCCGGGTTGTCGTAGCTGACCAGGGCCCGGGTGTACCGGGTCTTGGCCGAGGCGCTGCCGTAGGAGAACTTCCCATCGATGACGTTGGCCCGGGTGAAAACGTAGTCGTAGTCCTGGGCGCGCGGCATGTCGGCCTGCATCACCAGCTGGCCCTGGGCCCAATAGGTCATGCCCCGGTAGATGCCGGCGATATCGCGCAGCAGCGACCAGGCGTCGGCCTTGCCCTGCAAGTTCATGTCGCAGAGGAAGCGCGGCTCCTGGCCACCGAGGCCGTTAGGCACGTTCTGGTCGCAGTATTGCGAGATCCGGTACAACTCCCACTTGTCGACCATCCAGGGCTTGATGCGCTTGCCCAGGCCGAAACGATCCTCAGTGCAGACCCCGAAGGTGATCCACGCCGGGTTGTTGGTCCAGGCCTGTTTCATGGTGCCGTCCCAGGTCCCGGTGTAGGTTCGGGCCACAGGGTCGTAGTTGCTCGGAACCTGCCACTTGCGCGCCTTGCACTTCACGGTGACGGCCGGAATGTTGGTGAACTGCTCGGCGTCGAACTCGATGTACAGCAGCGCGGTGTTTGGGTACCGCAACTTCGCGTCGATCACCTCAGTCAGGCCGGCGATCAGCATGGTGTCGGCGACCTTGTTGCTGTTCTGGTTTGGCGTCAGCCGGCGCACACGAATCAGCCAACCGCTGGTGGCAGGCGGCAGATCAACACGGCGGGACCGCTCGTAACGGGTGGTGGTCTTGCCATCCACCGCCTCGAGCAGCACCTGCTGATAGGCACCGCCATCGGTGGCCACATCGATCGCATACTCGATGCGATAGCCACCGACGTTACCTTCGTCGTCCTGGCGCTGCAGGGCCGGCCAAGCGAACCGAATGCGCGCGGCCGAAAGCTGGGTGTTGGTGATCGATCGCACCCATGGGGTATCGCTGCGCAGCTCGATGTTCAGCGTGGTCTCGTTTTCGACCGAGGGGATGCCTGGGATGTACGACTGATCCACGGAGCCCGAGCGCCAGTCCCATTTCACGTTCGGGAAGTTGATGTTCCCGCTCGCATCCTTGATCGGCGTGTTGTCCAGATAAATGTCGTAGTCGGTCGGTGTACCGTCGAATTCACCCTCGCCCACCGCGATCAGCATCTTGGCCAGGTTGGTCGAGCGCAGGCTGTCGTTGGCTTCGGTCGGCGACTTCGGCTTGCTGCTGCCGCCCTTTTCCCCGCGGATCTCGATTTGTGCTGCTGCGCCCATGCTTTCCTCCAGGCATAAAAAAACCGCCTCATGGGCGGCCTGTGTGCGGTGTTCTGGTTACGTTTTGTCTTCGGCGTGGATCGATGCAGAAATGATCATCCCGCCCCAGCGGCGCTTGCCGATGCAGATCGGGACAGGGTTGCCGCTGGCGGTGGTATTCTTGGCGCTGCCGAAGGCATAGGACGGTAGGTTCTCGGGGGATGCGCTTTGCGAAAGACCATTCTGCTGGGGGCTAAGCATTTGGATCACGCCGCCAATTGCCATAGACGTACCCGCCGCGTACAGAAATGGCGACGCAGCAGCAAAGGGCGTGAACGAAAGCACATATGCAGCAGCGATCATTACCGTGCCAATGATCGTCTGTAAGCCACCAGCCCTCTTGCTGCCACCGATGACCGGGGCAATGCGGATCTCTCTTGTGCCGCCGAGATCGAATCCATCCACTCCGACATTCTTGCGATTGCGAAAGATCGCGAACTTCAACCCCAGGCGCTCAAGGCGCCTTATTTCTTCAGCAAATCCAGCAACTGTTGCATTCAGCGCGCGGAACACTTCTACAGCAGAGCCTCCATCTAAGAGGTAGGGTTTACTACGAAAGAATTTTTTCGCTAGCGAGCCTGAGAGCATGACTTTCGTCGTTGGGGTGTAAGTGATAGCTGAGCACATGCCATTCTCCAGGCAATAAAAAACCGCCCGGAGGCGGTTGTGTTTAAAGCGTTGTGGGGAGTATGTCGATCTGCCCATCACCGCCAGTGAATACTCGATACTTTTTAACAACACCGTCCTTCACAGTTGCTTCGCGCTCTACTCTGGCGGCACCCATTGAGCAGATGCCTGATCCGGTGTAGGCCGCACCAACCGATACAGGTTCAGGCGGCAGATAGAAGGATGCCTTCTGGCCTGGATCGAGCCTAGCAACCTGCTTTCCGTCAATGAAAACTGCCATCGAACAAAAGCTGCCGGTATGGCCAGAGTCGCGAATGACTTGAAGGATGCCATGCGCACCTGATGGTTTGCTTTGGTACGCGAGCACCTGGCTCTGTGGCGCCTGGCGGGCCTCTCCTGAAGGTGTTGGAGATGTGGCACACCCTGCCAGCAGCGCCACCACTACCATAAGCCCGAAAGCTCTCAAATCACTCATCCTCACCTTCTTCATCATCGTTCTCACATTCTGTCTCCATTATCCCAGCCAGGCCACGGAAACCGCCGACTCTTTCAATGAACTCATCAAAGAAATGCCCGTCAGCGCCGCACATAATCCTCATGCCCTCAAGAAGGCCAAGCTTCTCCTGGTAGCTGCACCTGGTGGCGCCAATGGTCTTAGCCATAAGCAAAAACCGTAGGTAATCACCACCATTCGCAGGGATGGTGCCTATGTCGGATGACATTTGCTGCCAGTCTTTAAACTCGATCTGGTGCTTCGTGATTCCTATCCAGCCGCCCTGCCAATCTTCCTCGATAAAGATCGGCAACATTCCCGGCGGAATACATTCAATGCGCCCATGCTGCTGAAGAACATGAAGCCTGTTTTTTCTCCAGGGCATGGCCATAAAGCGATAACCAACGATGTCTCCAGAGGGAGGAAGCATATTCCTGTATGGCAGTCGGTAATATCGCTCAACAAAGGGATTAAACGTTTCAACCAACTGGATACGCTTTCCGTCGACTCCGATCTTTCCCGTGTCTCGCACATTGAGAGCAATTTGCTCAGGGCCATCCCAGGGCCTTTGCTTCAAGGTTTCAGGTGCGAACAATGACCTCAGGTATTCTTCATCCTCGCCGGCAAATCGCATGGGAAACCGCAAGTAGAGCATTGCTCCACCCTTGGTAACGTTTTCAAGAGCGCCAGCACCATGTTTTTCAATCGCGGCTTCAATCTGTCGCTTATCATCGCTCGTCAAGCGGTAACACTCTCGATCGGTAGGGTTCACCGAATCACCAGGCTCAAGCAGATAAGGTTGAACCAACTTCAGCGTGTTCACATCAAGAGCATCCCTGTTCTAAGTCGGGAAACTCTACCACTGCCAAGTTGCTTGGCGAAATTTCAGCGCCAAAACCCGCCTGTACGAATCCCCAGTAACGCCCCTCTCCCGCCGGATAGTAGCCTCCTGCCACACGCAACGGATTTCCCAGCCCTTTGCCTGCAAGCCCAAGGACTGGGATTGCGCCAATTTCGGCGCTTTATGACCTGGAGGTTACAATGTCACAGCAAGAAATAAGCGTTGAACACACAATTGCTCAGCTCACCGCCTTGGTACTCGCGCTCGCGCACACCCAGGCTTCAGCCAACCCAGAGCATGCAATGCAGCGAATTGGAGCTGCTGTTTACGCCTGCCGGCAGCAGGGTGTTGGCGACCACTATCCGCTAGAGGTTTATAAAAAGGTCTTTCCAGGCAAAAACCTTCCAACAGTTGTTGACTGAGTAGTATGGAAGCGCCAAAGCAAACTACCTTTTAAGTTTCAAGTGCTGGATGCTGGCCTGATCGACAGACTCTTGGCTGATGAAAAAGCTGCCATCCGGCATCAAACACCACATCGGCTTGCCGGCCGAATCCTTCGCATCGCTGCAAATTGCCTTTTTCATTTCTCTCTCCCGCGGCCCTGCCGCATCATGTGATTGATTGTGCATCTTTATGCCTGAGGATCAGGCGCGTTCGATCGAGCCAGGGGCCGCCGAAAACGATGATTTCGCTTGGCCGGCCATACAGGTGGTGCAACAGGAAAGGCCCGGGGCCAAATACCTCGGCAGACTCCCCAGGCAGTTCCGGATCGGCGCCAAGGTAGATCCCGGCATGGTTCGGGTGTGCCGTGCGCCCCACGGACATGACGATCATGTCGCCACGCTGCGGCTGGTCAACCCGCACAAATCCCGCCGCTTCATAGGCCTGCTCGTAGAGGCTCGGCCCGGCCGGGTCTTCCCACCAGCCATCAGCGCGCTGGAAAGCTTCGAACTCCAGCCCCCACTCACGCTTGAACCAGTCTGCGCAGACCTGCCAGCAGTCCCAGGCGCCGTGGACGAAGGGGCGCTTGAGCAGCGGCGTGTTGCCCGCAGGCGCGATGGTGCGCAGATCCCCTTCGGGCCAGCTCAGGATGTGCCAGGGCAGCGCCGTGGCCTCGCACATGGCAAGGTCGCGTGGCGACGGCCGGCTGGTAGCGTCTGGGTGCGAATGCACGATGCCGATCACCTCACCCTGATCCTCGGCCGCGGCGTAGTCCTCTGGATCCAGCCGGAACTCCTCGTTCGGCTCCATGGCAATGTTGCGACATGGGAAGTACTGCTGCTTGCGCCCAACGGCCAGCAGCAGGCCGCAGCACTCTTTCGGGTACTCGGCCGCCGCGTGCGCCTGAATCGCGCTCAGGATGTGTTTGCGCATGGTCAGCTCCGGGCAATGATGGAAACAGCGGGGAAGCCACCGAAAGGCAGCTCGTTACCCTCGCCGAAACGCGGAATACATCCCCGCCCCAGGGTGGCATCGCACTCATCCTTTTCCGGATCGTTCGTGGGTAAGCCGTCTTTGTCGACGTAGCCGCCGGTGTAGCCGCAGTTCGGCCCGCGGTAACCACCGGTGAGGCACCAGTGGCAAAGCGTGGTCGCCTGCCGACCGATGGATTCGCCACCAACGTCGCCCGGGCTGGCCAGCTCCCAGCTGACCGTTTCCCCGTCTTCGTTGGTCTTCTGGTCGATGTACCAGACCTCGATTGTTTCCTGGGTGGGGTCAGCCGTTGGGTTGCCGCCCGGGAAGTTCTGCGCGTCCAGGTAGCTGCCCAGCGTGTGCCGCATCGTCAGCTTGAACTCGAGCAGATCATCGAAGGCCAGGCACAGGGCCGTGATGCGGCCGTTGACGTTGCCGACCGACAGCGTCGGGCGTACCGCGGTGCCGTCTCCGTTGGCTTCGATGCCGTCGATTTGCATAGGCCAGGCGCCGTACTCATTGCCCTGCCACCAGATCGCCTTGGCCGGCATCTGGTCGGCGTTTGGCCCCGCTGCCAGCAGCTCCTCCGGCGTATGCGGGATTGCATGCCCATGGAAGCGCAGCACGTCCGCCCCGTAGTCGGAACCGTCCAACTCGAAGAGCAGCACCTCACTGCCAGGCTCAAGGGACTGGATATCGCTGATCAGTGGCATGGTTGCCCCTTATGGGTGAAAGGCACGGTCAAAGGTGGCCGTGAGTTTGAAAACGCCCCCGCCCACCGGGGTGGGAACAGGATTCTTGCAGGTGAACAGGCCGAGCTGGCCAAGCGGTGTTGTCCAGAGGAAAGCCTTCGCGCCGGCATGCCGGTCGAGAAAGTCCATGATTTCCGTCACCTTGGCCTTGGTGCCACTGGTGGTGATCGGATAGGAGTCCTCTTTGTTGTTGGGGCCGTCGCCGGCCTCCTGTTTGTAGCCGTCTCCGAACTGCGCGGTTCGCACCCGATAGGTGATCTCGGGCGCATCCCCGTTCTGGGTTGGCCAAATGAATGTTTCGATAGCCATCAGGCCCTCCCGTTTGTGTTCCTGAAACTGGTACCACCGGCGCGCCACGAATCCGCCACAGCCTTTTCGGCTACCGCTTTCATCTGAGCCTGAAGGCTTTGCTGAAGAGCTTGCTGGTCGAGCTGCATGCCCTCCCCGCTACGGTCCTGCGTGACGATGCTCACCGGTGCGTTGATCTGGATGTTTGGCCCGCCGCTACCACTCATAGCCGCTATTCCAGCCCCACCTCCAGAGCTCAAGGGCGTAACGCTGCCTCCATTTGCCCCGGTCATCAGGAATGACCGGCCGCCCTCGTTGTACAACTCAGGCCCGAGTTCGTTGACCTCGTACAGAGAATTTGGCGCGACAGGACCACCAGCAGCTCGATATCCAGAGAAATCGACCCCGGTATAACCAGCCTGTGTACTACCAGCCGAGGTCGCCCCGGCGCCGCTACCACTACCGGTGAAATAACTGGTTGCTGCCCCTACCAAGCTGCCCAGCAGCGCCGAACTGGCCTGACGGGTGGCAATCCGCGCCATATCCGCCAGCACCGACTTGGTGAAGTCGGAGAACGAGAACTTCCCGGTCATAGCGAAGTTGACGGCTGCGTCCTCCATGGAGCTGTAGGCATTGGTGAACAAGCTTTTCGTCTGCCCTGCGACGTCCCGAGCTGATTCCAGGTAGTTCTGCCACGCCGACGTAGCGCCGGCACTCCAGCTGCCCTGGGCAGCGGTCATCTCGTCGTAGTTGGCGATCGCCGTTTCCTGCAGGTCCCGCTGCGTCTTATCCAGGGCTGCCAGTTTCTGGTTGTACTCGTCGAGACTCATGCCGCGGGAGCCGTCACCATACTGGTTGGCCAAGTCCAGGCGCTGCTGATTGACGCGATCGTCGATGGCATTCTGCTGGTCGGTCAGGCCGCGCTGCCGGTCACCTTGCCCAAGGCCGGCGGCCGCACGCTGCCCCTGCCGTCGCAAAGTGTCGACTTGCTGCTGCAGGGCACCGGTATAGGTGCTGACGGCCAGGGCCTGTTTCTTGAGCCTGCCTTCCTCATTCGAGGCCAGCACAGCGAGTTCCGAGTCGGCATCCTTCTGCGCCTTGACCATGGAGGCGCGAGCGTCGGCGATCTTCTGGTCCAGCTGGATGCGTTGGGCCGCCGAGGTACCGGCCTTGCCCTTGGTCGCCTCGAGCGCCGAGATTTCCGCCTCGTAAGCCGCGGTAACCTCGTCGCGCTCGTTGCCGATCATGGCCTGACGCTTGAGCAGGTAGTCGGCCTGGGAGACTAGGCCGGCCTTCTGCGCTGCGTCCAGTTCCTTCTGGGCGTTTTTGTACTCGGACAAGATGCCGGTGAGCGCGTTTTTCGAGTCGTTGAAGCTGGTCAGGTCGACGGTGCCCGCGGGTGCTTTCGAGTCCTTGAACTTGTCGTTGATATTCGCGATGTTTTTGTCGACCACCGCCTGATTCAGGCGTGCATCGTTGGGGCTGACCTTGCGGATATCGTCGAGCTGCCGCTTGTACTCCTTCAGTGCATCGGCGCGCTTCTGCTCATTCGTCCAGGAGGACTTGGTCAGGGCATCGACCTTGCCCATCGCGGTGACAGCATCCTGCTGGGCTTTAGCCTGTTCGCCTTCCCACTTGGCAATGTCCGCCGCTGCGGCCTTCTGATCCTCCAGCATATTGAGCTGGTTGCTGTAGAGCTCGACCATCTCCTTCTGGTTCTGGAACGCTCCAACATTTCCGGACTGAGCCTGCTCCAGATTTCGCCGGGCCTGTTCGATATCGGCGTCGATATCGGGGCGGCCCAGGTTCTTCAGGTTGTCCGCTGCCCGCGCTACTGCGTTGTAGCCCTTCTCCCAGAAGCTGAGGTTTTCGAGGATCCGCGGCGTACGCTCGTTGATCGCGTCGGCGTATTGCTCAGTCGCCAGCTTTACCGCGCCGGCATGATCGCCCTGCTCTTCAAGCGCGGCGATCTGCGAGTAAACCGAAGCCGTCAGGTAGTGGTATTGCTCGTTGAGCGCAGCCGAGGCTTTCACGGGCTCATCGGCGATCTTCGCGAATTCGGCGACCGTGTCCTTGACCGCCTTGCCGGTAGCTTCTTGCATCGACACGGCAGCCTGGGTAATACCCAGGAAGCTCTCGCCCGCGATCTTGCCGTTCCCTGCCAACAGCGCCAGGACTTCAGCGGCCTGCCCGGTAGTGCCGACGGTTGCGCCGACCTGGCGCGCCATATCGCCAAGCTGCCCAGCGCTCACCCCGGCAAAGTTGCCGGTCCCAATCAGCGATTCGTTGTACTTATCCTGCTCTTTGGTGCCCTTGTAATAACTGAATCCGAGAGCAGTGACTGCAGCAGTGACCAAAGCGATAGGCGCCAGAATGGCCAGCAACCCCGCCGCCGAAGCGCCAGCACCAGCGCCCAACTGAGCCACGGCGCGAACACCGCTGCCCCAGTCACCGGACGACAGCGCGTTGCCGAGTTGCACAACGTTTTCCTGGGCCTGGCGGGTGCCGAGGCGCAGCTTGTCGAAGCCGGAGGCGGTCTTCTCGAGCTTGGCGTAGTCCTTGTCGATCTTGCTCAGCGCGGAGTTGTACTGCTCTTGGCTGATACGGCCAGCATCCAGGTGCTTGCCCAGGTCCTCGATCTGCTTGTCGAGCTTGGCTACCGCCGCCATGGCCGGGTTGATGGCTCCCAACAGGCTGTTGAGAGCCTTCTGCTCGTCCAGGGTGGACTTGACCAGCGCGGCTTGCTGCTTGTCGAGTTGCGCGGTGATCTTCGCAAACTCTGCCTCGCCGTAGGCGCCGGTCTTGGTCAGCCTGGCCAGCGCGTCACGCTGCTTGGCCAACTCCTGGGTGGACTTAGCTCCAGATGACAGCGACTTCTCCAGCGCCTGCATCTCGTTCATCAGGCCGACAGCAGACTGTTCAGCCCGGGTGCCGGCCTTCGTCATCTTGTCGAGGTCGGTTGCAGCCTGAGCAGCATCAGCGGAGTCGACGCGGATCCCCAGTTCAGCGATGTTCATCGACTCACCTTGAATAGTTGCCCGCGGTCACGGGCTGGTTTCTCTGGCCTCAGCCATTACGGCGAGGGCTTCGGCCTCCATGACGCGGATGTCTTGGAAAATCGCGACTCGTTCCTTTGCTGGAACACCGGTCAATCGCATCACGCTGGGCAGCACGCCGTAATCCAGGCCAATCGCGCCGCCAGAGCCTGTACGCCACTGGGTACCCATCGATTCCATGACGACAAAGGCTTTCCAGTTCTCTGGAAAGACCTCGATCACCTCTTCAGGAAGATCCTTGCGGAGCATGCCGAAAGCCTGAAGCTCGGCATCCGATGGGCCAGGTTCGTACAGTGCGCGGGCGGCGCTGGTCAGTTTCCCAGGCGCGCCTTCTTGTATGCCTCCTGGTAGGCATCGACGACAGCCTCGGCGGAGCCGCTGCAGGTCTTCACCAGTTCAACAATGGACTCGTCGCAGAACGGATCATCGAAGCCCCAGCCAACAACCAGATCCTTGATCTGCTGGGTTTGCTGCTCGATGTCGGCAGCGATCACTTCGGAGAGCGATGGTTCGCCACCCTTGAAGCGCTCCTGCACTTCCTTGCGCTGCTCGTTCCAGGTATCGAACAGCGCCGCCAGGTCGACACGGTCGCGGTGCCTGAACTCGAAATCCACCTTCAGCGGATCGGCGCCCACTCGGGGAATCATCACCCCCGCCTTGAATGTGGCGGCTTGAGCAATCTTGAACGTAGCCATGAGACTTCCTTACGCCGCGGCGCTGTAACGGGTTGGGCGGCCGGTCAGCGAGATGCTGATGGTTCGGGTCATCAGGTTGTTGCGGGACAGCGCCGGCGTCGAGGTGATCGAGACGTAGGCGTTGTAGAGGATCGAGTCGCCATTTGGCAGGTTCAGGCGCAGCACGCGCGGCTCCTTGTCCTCGTCAGCAGCCTCGACGATGGCCACATACGGCAGCGACTGATCGTCAGCCACGGTCACCGACAGGCTGATCGGGTTCTTGGTGGTCGGGATCTGGCGGTCATCGTCGTCAGCCAGGAAGCCGAAGGTCAGGAACTGCTGGTCGCCACCACTCGACGTCATGTCGGTGATCTGCGAGATCTCGGCAAAGCTGGTCACCTCACGCACCGAGCCAGCACCGGAGCCTGCCGGGTATGCCTGGGTACTGGTGGTGTTGATGTTCTCCAGGCCGAAAGTGCCGCTGGTGATGTCAGAAACGCGCGCAGCACGCCCATTCAGACGGGTCCAGCCGGACGTCACGGCGACGACGTCACCCTCGGCCAGGCCGTGGGCGGCAGCGGTTGCTACAGCTGGATTGGCATTGCTCAGGACAGTGACAAGGACCGCAGTGCCGTAGGCTGCTGCGATTTCGAAGGTCGAGCCGTTGGGGAGTTTGAAGCTCATCGGGTTTTCCTCTTTGCAGAAATGACAAAACCCGCTCAATGGCGGGTTCTGGGTTTGCCCAACGGGCGGATTAGTTGGTGTCGGAGCGGTACTGAAACGAGACCGGGACCGTGTATGTGGTGTCGGCCGAGATTCCTGGCCCCTGGCTCGCTGGCGTCATGGTCAGCACTGCCAGCGAGCCTTTCGTATTCCGCTCGTATAGCGGAAACAATGCGGCGATCTGGTCTGCCAGCGCACCGGCAGCGCCCCGGTACGTCCCTGACGGCGTCACAATACTGACCTGAAACACTCCGGTGTATAGCCGATGATCGCCGCCGAGCGTGCTGCTCGCAGTGTCAGCGGGCAATGTGAATACCCGTAGATAGGTTTCTCCATCAGCAGGCTGGTAGGCCTCGTTCTCGACCACAACCTTCAGCGGTGCAGGCAAAGCCTTCGCCCAGCCGATGACCCTGGCCTCGTAGATCGAGGCAATCACGTTGTGGCTCATACCTGGTTGTTCCTGATGGCTTCCTGCACGATCTGCTGGAAGCGAGCGACGGTGACACGGACCATCCCCTTGGGAGCCTGGGTCGAGTGCCCGAACTCCAGCGGGATGGCATATGGCAGGTTGTTGATGAGGTAGGCAACCTGGCCGGCGGTGAAGTCGCTCACCGCCGAAACCAGCGCAGCTATCGTCTCTTGGCCGCCCGGGTCAACCTCGTCGAAGGTGACGTTCTCGACCACGTCTATCGAGAGGTGCCAGTTCGCCCGGAACCGGCCGCCGACGTAGCCTTCAGGTGCAACGATATCCATGCCGTCGTTCAGCTTACGCCCAGGCTTCAGCCGGCCGGCCTTCGTCAGATTGGCCGGGTCGCTACGCAGCGCGGTGTTGTGCTCGTCGACTGCCTTGTTGTACTGAGTCGCCACGGCGTTCTGCGCCCAGATCTCAGGGTTGCCCACGGGCGACATGCGGATCAGGCTGCTACCGACCTCGATGATGATCTCGCGCAGGCTGGCATCGATGGCTTCCGTGGCCTGGGCTGCGAGCTCGGCAAGGCTTAGGGCAAAGCTGCCGGACTGGCCGGCACCCGCCCTGCTCACGACCTCACCTGCAGCTCGTACAGGATGGGCGTGCCGGCCGGGTTGATCTCTTTCAGCGGCGGAACGATTGACCAGGTGCGACCCTGGACAACGACCTTGTTCAGTAGGCTCGGCGCCCACTCAAGCCCGCGGGCAGCGATCTTGAGTTTCTTGTCGCCGACCTTGATCAGGCTGTTGGCCTGGAACTCCTGGCCGGTGAAGTCGAGCAAGATGCCTTTTGCGGTTTGCTCGGTAACGGTGTCGGGACCTGCTGTTCCAGTGCTCGGGTCGTACTCGCCGGGCTTGATGTCGCGGATCAGCACAGGCTGGCCGAACTCCGTGATCATCTCCAGAGCCATCACGGCCATTTCGTCGTAAAAGGCCATGAGGGCTCCGTTTCGGTTATGCGCGCACTGCGAACAGCCCGCGTTTCTGTAGGTAGTCGGCAAACTGCGTAGCGCTCGGCCGATCCGGCGCCGCCGGCAAAAGTCGGCCGCTTGTGTTCGGGATCGTCGCGTACTCGCGATCAACCGCGCCTTCAACCCGCTCCCGGGTGACCGCACCTTTGCGCTTCTCGATCGGGTCGATGTCGTCGGTGTGGATCTCAGCAGCCAGGGCCATCTGGCCGTACTGGATGCGCGCCGGCAGGTAGTTGTCGGGCTTGATCTCGCGATCCAGTTCGACGCCGCGGCGCGGCCAGGCCAGCGCCTGGTCGCTATCCATCTTGCGGCCCTTCCAGGTCATACCATCCATCGCCAAGGCGGCCCGACGCAGCAGCGCTTCCTGTGCTGGCACTTCCGCTGGGATGGTCACGCCGAACTTCACGGCGTACATGGCCAGGTCCTCGGCGGAGGCGTAGCTTTCTGCGTCAGGCTTACCGGTACCGTCCTCGATGATGAGTGTCATGAATCAGCTCGCTGTATGTTTGGGGATCGGGCACCGGTTTCCAAGCGCCCGAATTGTTACGCCTTTTGCAGATCAGCAACCGCCTTTTCCAGCGATTCTACCGAAGCATTCGCCCGGTATTGCACTCCAGCCGCATCGAGCTGCGCTTTGAGGCCGGCGATCTTCTCGGCGCTGTCACCCGGCTGATCTGCTGCCGCCTTGAGGCGTGCGACTTCGGCTCGGAGCGATTCAGCCTCGCCGGCCAGGTTGTCGCGCTCGCCCTTAAGGGAGACGTTACCTTCGCGAATGACCTTCAGTGCGTCGAACAGCCGGATCGGCAGCTCGCCATCACCTGGGTGTTCCAGGGTCGACTTGTCTTCAGCAGCTACGATCAGTCGCAGGATTCCGGCGCGCTCGGTACGGAGGTTGTCGTTCTCCTGCTCCAGACCGGCAATGACGTCGGCGCCGCCCGAATCAACCGACTGGCTGATCAAAGGCTTCATCACCGAGACCTCGACGCCCAACGCCTCATAGGCCTCGACCACCTTCGGCCAATCACCAAACACGACTGCATGGGTCACACCTGCCTCTGGTCGATCAAAGTGAGCTGGATTGCGGTACCGCTTTTCCGGATCGAAGTCCGAATTCTGAGTGGAGTAAACCAGTTCCATAAAAGTCTCCATAGCGGCCATCGCTGGCCGCTGTCAGGGCCAGCATCAGCCGCCGGCTGGTGGCGTGGTGGTCAGAGTAATCATTACGCCGGCAGTGACCTTGTCGCTGCCGGCATGCTTGATCCAGTTGGCCGCCGAGCCGACCGCAGCCAGCGTTGGGTTCGAGCCACCGACTGCGTCCTTCCAGCTGTAGCCCAACACGTCGATATTGACGGTGCCTTCGGCGCGGTAGCCGATAGCCAGGTTCTCCTCATCGTCGACGGTGTAGGAGCGGAAGCCCGGGGCCTGGGACTCGGTGATCACCACCGCATTGGGCAGCAGGCCGAAGATCACATCGGCCGGCGCGGTGTCGGTCACCAGCACCGGTTTGCCGAGGGTGCCTGGCAGGCCGCCATAGATGACAACACCGGCTTCCTCGTAGATCTTGTTGGTGATGGCCTCGTCGACAATGTCGAAGTAGGCGCTGGAGTGCATGACCCACAGGGCGATACGGCCGAACTTGTCACCGAACTTGCGCATGCCACGGGTCAGAGTCTTCTTGCCATCGGTTTCGATGTTGGCAGTAACCACCATGCCGGCGTTGGAGCCGATGGCGGCACGCAGCGCCGCGGCGGCGTACTGGATGAAGCCTTCCAGAGTGGCATCAGCAACATCGGCACCGATGATTTGGGAGAACTCGTCTACCGGACGGCCGCGGCGCTTGAACAACTCTTCGGTGGTCTGGTACGGGCCATATTTCCACGGAGCCTTGACGCCAACAGCCTCGCCGGCGCCGATCTTCTTCGCGGTCACCTTACTGGTGGAGTTGACATCGCGATGCTCCAACGAACCACCGATCTTGTAGAAGGCACGCTTGCGGAAGTCGCCTTCAATCAGCTCGTTGTCGAGCACGATCGCACCATTGGACGATGCGTTGAACACATCGAGGTTGTCCTGGACACGCTCCAGGTATGCGGTTTGCGCCTCATCGTTGTAGATGATCAGGTCGCTATTAACAGTCGTTGCCATGGGTGAATCCCCTTACTTGGGCAATTGCAGGAATGCGGTTTGGCCGTGCTTGCGCTGGTAGTCGCGCTTCTGCTCGGCAGTCATTTCGGAGCGCTTGAATGCAGCCTGGCCGCTACCCCCGCCCGGGGCTTGTGTGCCTGAAGCCCTTGGCCACAGGTGAGGTGCGCTTTCGCGCAGAGATTCCGCCCATTCGAGCGGCGTCAGAGGGGTCTTGCCGTCTTTGCCGAGGATGACCTGACCAGACTCATCAACGGCAACCGCTTCGCCCTCTTCGTTCAGCGAGAACACGCCTTTGGCGCGCAGGATGATGTCGTCGGTTGCTTCCGGCAGTGCGCCGGCTTTCAGTGCTGCACCGCGCACCGAGTCGCCCAGGACCTTGCCCTGGAACTTGGCGGCGAACGCCTCTGCCTTCTCGGCTCGCGCAGTGACTGTCTTCAACTGCTTATCGTAGTCACCACGCAGGCGCTCGGTACGGCGATTGAAGACCTCATCCACCTTGCCCTCAGTCAGCAGCTTGGTTTCTTCGTCTTGGCCAGCCCGGCTGAGCAAGCCTTTGACAGCGTCGATGTCGATGCCTTCAAACTGGGTCTCGAACTGGCTGAGCTTGCCAGAGGTTTCCTTCAGCTTGCCCAGCAGTTCGGTGTTCTTGGTTTTCAGCCCGGAAACGGATGCTTCAACGGCAGTCGCGATAGCGGCCTTGATTGCCGGGTTTTCCAGGTCGATTTCGTTTTCTTCTGCCACGATGATGCACCCCTTGGGTTTGGTCGGCCCGCCTGGCGGGCATAAAAAAGCCCCAGCTGATGCCAGGGCTAGTGAGTCGGCTGGAAAGCTACGGTGTGATGCCAGAGCATCGAATCTTTGCTTCCGGAGTGAGAGCGAGCGCTACCCAGGGGTAGCTTTTCTGTAGTCGCTGATTCACCAGTTGGAAAATCTCCTCTTCGCGACCTGCTGGTCCATCGATTGGGAAGTCATCAAAACCGCCTGTACCGCTTGGATGACGCGCCAACATGCTGAGAAAGGACTCAATCAGATCACCCGTCACTCTTACACTCCGTTCAAATTCCATGCTCATGCAACACCTCGTTGTTAATTGAGGTGACATGGTAAGGCTCTTTTGAAACGGCAAAATCCAGTGGTTTGCACGAGTTTCAAAGGCTCGCGCGCTCAAACGCTAGCGGCTCCAGGACCTTCATCTGCACCAACGTCAGCGGTGCGAAGTTGCGATCAAGCTGCAGCTCAGCGAAGCGCTCCACGGTCAGGCCACCCTCCCGGAACAGCTTGCCTCGGATAGGGCCAATCGCGACGTCCTGGAACGATGCTGGCTGTTGCTGGAGCCAGTGGTAATAGTCGAGGCTCGCGCTGACCTGCCCTGCTCCATCTGCCCCCACCGAGGCACGCGTAGCGCCCTTGGTAAATATCTCACTGAGCTTGGTCAGCAGCACAAACGTGGTTCGGCAATTTGGATGAAACGGCGGCCTGGGCCCGGAGTCGACCGGGAACCGGCGCTTGTCCATCGACCGGCATTGCTGACTGGTCTTGCTGTCCAGCGTGGCGACCATCTCGACCTCGGACACGATGTCCGTGTTGGCCTTGGCCACCTCCATGCGCGCCTGGGACGACACATGCTGGATCGCTGTATGCACCACTGTGCTGGCATTGCGGTTGGTGGTGGCGAGAATGCCGTCCTTATAGCCCGCGGCCTTAGTGCCACGGATGTTTCGGATGATCTGGAAGTTGGTCTGCCCTTCGAAGAAGCCTTGCCGGATCGTGCCAGTGACGCGGTCGCGCTCTGCACTGGTCCAGCCCTTGATGAAGGACTTCAGCAGCTTGCCACCGCCAGTGCCACGCACGCTGAGCGGGTTTGTCAGCACCGCTGTGCGGATCGCTGCTGCCGTCGGCGCCACGACATCCAGCGAGACACCGACCGGTGCCGACCTGGCCAAGCTCGTAGCCTCAAACTCGGCCTCGTAGTTGGCAATGTCGATCAGGTCGAGGTTCAGTTGCGCGCTGTAGCGGTCGAAGATGCCCAGCAGCAGGCTATCGACCTCCTTCAGCAGCGCCTCTAATCGCTTGACGTTGTACTCGGTCAGGTCCGACTGAGTGAGGCGATCCCGGATCGACCGGTCAATCTCCTTGAGGAAGGGAGCGAACTTACCCGCCTCCCCCGCCTTCAACTGCTCAAGGAAAACCGCGTGCCGGATTGTGGCATCAAGGATTGCCTGGTTTACCGCCATTTGGTGCGTCCTCGTCATCCAGGCCCAGGCCGTCGCCCTGCTCCTGCAGTTCATCGTCGATCTGCAGGTCCGTGCGCTCTGGAGCAATCAGGCCCAGCTTGCGCAGGTAGGCCCGCAAGTCAGCCTTCGCGAACCCTCCGTTCTGCCAGAGCCCAACCAGCGCGGTGATCATCTGCGGATCAGCCGTCAGCTCAACGAACTCCTGATTGACCTGGTAGGCGACCTTGCTGTCCGTGACGCCCATGTAGGCACAGCACCACATGATTGCCCGGGTGTAAGCCTCGCTGACGTTGGCCACGCAACCAGCCAGCACCGAAGTAGATGCTGATTGATCGCCGCGGGCCTCTGTCGCCGTCTTGGACGAAAGCGAAGCCACCACCATGCGAGCACCCAGCTCGATCATCATCTGGTTCTTGTCGGCCATCGCCTCCTTGACCAGCGTGTTCGGCAGTGGCTGCGCGTAACCGAATGCGCCACCAACAGGCAGCATCATCGGAGCACGGGAACCAACATAGACGCCGTTCTTCTCCATCCAGTCGCGCCACTGTTCATCCAGGCCGGAGATCCACGGTTGGGCCTGGCCACACCAGAAGACACTGTCCTCATAGTCAGCGCTGTTCCGGTAATGGCCCAGGTTGATCATGGCGATGTCGTAGAGCGGCGACTCGTCGATGCTGGGGTCGTTGTTTTGCGCGCCGACGAAGGTGAACGGGATCTCTTTCAGGCGTCCAGTGATGCCCTCAGGCCTGAACTCCTCAACGACGGCCAGCGGGCCTCCACCTTTAGGACCAGACCGTCGCCAGACCCGACAGACAAAGCCGTCAGGCTCAAGTGCCAGCTCGCGATACTGCTCAATCACCTTGAAGCCGAAGCCGTCCTCCACCTCCGGAGCCTCTCGCAGCACCACCAGGGTTAGAACGCTGTGCCCATTCACCATGCCGGTGCGCCAGTTGATGATTTCCTCGGCGCAGTACGACAGGATCACAGAGTGGCCGCCGACGCCGTCATCCTGGTGGTAGTCGACATACAGGCCATGACGCCCCGCCTCAAGCACCTTCTCAAGCGTGCCCTGCGAGTGCTGGTAGATGCTCACGCCGGAGCCGTTGGCGTTGTCCTGTAGGTACTCCAGCTTCTTCGGTACCGTCAACGTCGGGTCTTTGTGGAAGGCCAGACCAAGCAGCCCGTTACGGGTGTGCCCGGTAGCGTTCTTGAACACTGCCCGTTCGCGGTATGCCTTGTTGCGGTCCTGATTCTCTGGCGACTTGTCGTGTGCGTTGATGTACGGCAGTCGGTCGACAACCCGGTGCTGGCCGGCGCACACGTCGCGCACTGTAGACCAGCGATCGAGCGCCTCGAGGTAGTCCGCCCGCTTGAAGGAGACGTCGTTGCTCATCGGGCGTATCCCATTTTGATAGCGGTGACCGGTTTGATGATCGGGTACTCGCGGTGAATGAAGTAACCGCCGCCATCATTGGCGTGGTCGTTGCCTTGCGTCTTGTCCGGCTCGCCATTGGGCGCCCAGATCTGCTGCTCCAGGCCGTCCGCGTAGGTCGGACAGGTGAACGGGTTGACCAGGTAACGCCGCTCGCCCTGGGCGTTGCAGAACATGGCGTTCATAGCGTTGATCCGATCCTTCACCGGCGGGTTCGCCGCGGGCGCGATGACGGAAAAGCCGGCCTGCTTGAGCATGGCGATGTCCGTCATGCTGGCGTTGACCGACTTGCGCGAGTCGCCAGAGGCGTCCGGGTAGATTCGGATCTCGCAGGTCTTTTCGAAGTCGTTGCCGTTGTGGCGCCAGTAGCGCTCCTTGATGCGGCGGATCATGTCCGGCGTGTCGTAGCCATCCATGAGCTCATCCACTGCCCTGGGCAGCCCCTGCTCGCGCTTGACGTGGGTGATCGCCGCCATCTTGCCGACGTTGAAGTCCATGCCGATGAACAGCGGCTCGCCCGGCTGAACAGTGTCGAAGCACTGGTTCAGCTTGCGGTCGTAAGCGTGGTAGATCGAGCCAGAGGTCAGGTTGACGAACTGGCCGTTCAGGTAGGCCCTGATCAGCTGCTCGGGGTACGACTCCATCAGCGATGAGATGTAGTCGTCCGGCAGGTTCAGTTCGTTGTCGAAGGTGCTGGCCTGGACCAGGCCGTACATTTCCTTGAGCGCCGGCTTGTCGCGCAGCTGCTTCACGAACTGCTGGAACACGAACTTGAAGCCTTCCGGCGTCGTGGTGACGTCCACGCCGTTCTTCAGGCCCGGCAGGTTGTAACGCATCCGGGCGATGATCTTGCGCCAGGCTTGCTGCGCCTTGATCGACGTCAGCACGTCCAACTCATCCACCAGGGCATGGCCGATCTTGAAGCCGACGATGGTCTGCGGCTTCTCCATCGACCTGCAGATCACAGTGCCGCGGTACTGCCGGCCGCTGTAGATGTGAACCTCATGGTTCGCCTGATTGATCTTGGTCTTCAGTCCCCAGTCATAGGCCACCTCATCCATGGTTGGATAGAAGATGTCCCGGATCTGAGGGTAAGTCGGTGCGAAGTAACCAGCGTTGACGCCAGGCCACTCCATGAAATGCTTGCTCAGTGCCGAGCACCCAACCCAGGTCTTCCCCGAGCCGAAGCCAGCAACAAATGCGCGGAACTTGTGGGGTAGCGTGAGGAACTGAGCCTGCGGAACGTTAAGGCTCGGCATTCGGCTTCCTCGCATCCACTACGTCGACCTGGATTCGGGTCGGGATCGCCGGCTCGTCGTCAGGCTCGTCCTTCCGTTGGCGATTCACGTAGACGTCGCCGCACTCCTTGGCAGCCTGTTCCAGGATCTGCATAGCCAGGGAGATGTTTTTCATCCCCTCGGCGCGTTCGACAAAGCGATTCATGGCGCGCAGTCGGTACGCACGGTTGGCGATCGGGATCTCGGCCGTCTCTTCGCGAAAGCGCTTGCGGGTGTCATGGAAAAGGGTTTGCCACTTGGCTGCCAGGCCTTTGCCTGACGTCTTGGTTGGGTCGTGCGTCTCCACCTGTTGGCGAGTAACCGTCAACCCATATTCTTTCTGGACTGCTTCAACCACCTGTGATGGCGTGTCAAAGCACGCCAGGGCCTGAACAATAAAGGCCTTCACGTCGTTTTGAAGGGCTGCCATAGATTTTCATCCGTCCAGAGCCTGTCCAGAATCAGGCCGACTTGAGCAGACAGGTTCCGCAGGCCCTCGATATATTCAATTTCCCCACCTCGGCAGGATTGTTTGCAGCGTCCACCAGGGCCTGCACTTCTCGGCTTGCACCGTAGCGCCGGACCACGCCGACGAACTCCTCGACGTCGTGTCCGCGCAGCTTCAGCTTGGGAGCGCCTTCTTCAGTGAAGGCCGGCTGACCGTATTTATCGGTGGCCTGGGCAATGTGATAGAGCTCGTGCTCAACCAGCGCGCAGAACTCAACGTCGGAGCACTGGGCGCAGTAGTCGGCCGCCAGGGTGATGATGAAGGCCGGCACATCACCGAACCAGTCATGCATCTGCTGTTCCATCCGGGCCTTCTGCCAACCACCGGCACGGAAGGCCACCTGCTCAGCCTGGCCAAGGACCGTCCGGCCCTGTTTCTCGAAGCTCGACGATGCCCACATGACCTGAATGTCTGCATCCAGTAAGTGGGCATGGTCTTCGTTGTAGATGCTGCCGGTGTCGGCAAGGATCTCGGCTTGGAGCCACTCCCATACTTCCGGGGCTGGAGCTAGGTAGATACCGATGTCAGACAGGTCCAGCAGCGACTCTGGAGGCATAGGCCTGCCCATAGGTCACCTGATACTTGAAATAGTGGCTGGTTGCCGGTATTGGTGGGTTTCAACTCAACGCAAGGAGCGCAATCATGTCAGAAGCAATCAAGGCATTAACTACGGTTGGTGGAGGTGCATACCACAGCCTCCCACCAGCAGCTCAAAGGGCATTTGCTGTTTCTGCTGCCTTAGAACTGATAGCAGAGAAGGTCTCAAACTCACCAAGTAATGATGGCCAGCTCCCCTGGGAGATGGACAGGCTTTCCGGATACGCAGACTTGATACAAGCCGCATTGAAAGTCTCCTAAGTAATAGTGCCGCACTCACCTGCGGCACACCTACTGCGCCGTCACCTTTTCGAACCACTCTTCAATGATCCGGCGCAGAACCGGCTCAGTCAGGATGGCTGATGGTTTGTCGCCGGCGATCACTGAGCGCACCAGGTCGCAGGGCAGCACATGGACACCGTCATCAGCCGCAACCGTCAGGTGCGGGCGCTGGTCAGCGATGTCATGGATGTCTGCGGTCATCGAATTACCATGCTGTGGGTCTGTGCGTGGGCATGCCCATGCAGCTCTGCGACGATCAGGCCCTGGGGCAGACCAGCAGCCTTGGCGGCATCGATGGCCTTGGCGATCGCGCCATCCAGATCAGTCAGAGCCTTGTTGACGTCTGTGCTTATCGGCAAGACATGGTGTAAGCGCGTGACGCTGGCTGTACCAGGGCGACCCGCTACACAGCGCTCGCACCGACCGCACGCAGAGCCCAGCGCCCAATCGCCTTTGCAAACCGGGTTCGAGTAACCACTGCTCATGCCTTTCTCCTTTGCCGCATTACGCGACACAATTTGATGATTCGCGAAACGTGTCGCGACCTACGCTGCAAGCTGCAGCTGCTTGTTGAAGAGCTCGCGGATCTCGCCAAGCCTGGTCATCACCAGCGGCTCGCCCTTTAGGTGAATCAGGTGGGCCAGCTGGTGAACGATCCCTTCATCAGAAAGGACCTGGCTCGACGGCAGCTCCTTGAACCAGCACACGAACACGGCGAAGTGCAGCGCCGCGGGAAGCTCCTTCAGGAAGCGCTTGTCGGTCATCCCGGCGAATCGGGCGTGCTCCTCGCGTAGGTCCTGGTAGCTCGCCGAGTAGTGGTTGCTGCCTATCAGGTACTCCACCGCCCTACCCCTTCACATCGAACACATGCCCGCGGCGAGCCCAGGCATACGCCACGACCCCGCCATGCAGCATTACGCCAAAGGGGTTCACCCACTGGCCTTGCATGGCCGTCACGAACGAACCGAAGGCGCCGATGGCCACCAGGTAGAAGGCGATGCTCAGCAGGGGCTGGTCGATCGGCCGAACTCGGCGCAGGTAGTCACAGGCAGCCAGGGCGACCAGGATGCACAAGACCGCATCGATCACACCCAGCGCCGTTACAAGGATGCTGCTCATGTCAGGCGCCTCGCGTCGCAGGGAACGACCCGATGACCTTCTTGATGGCCGGGATGATGTTCATCGCGGTCAGGCCCAGCACGAACGCCACCCCACACAGGAGGTTGTCATCCACTACCAGGCTCAGCTTTGTAGCGAGCCAAGCGGTAACAGGCTGAGTCAGGTACACCGAGAAAAAGAAGCCAGTAGCCACAGCCGCGGCCGCCTGGCCCCGAGTCAGGTCCTTCAGGAAGCCGAGGGACAGTATCGAGCCAATGAAAGCAGCCATGACCACGCCGTACTTGACCAGCAATACGCTGGCGGCAGTGCTCGTTGGTTCTGCCATTAGGTGTCTCCATGGGGATAAAAAAGGGCCTGCGTTGGCCCGGGCATTGCCCAAAACAAAAAGGCCCCAGCGAATGCTGAGGCCCTGAATAGGTGCGCGGTCTTTCCCGCCGTCTGCCGTAGCCATCGCTGCGCCGACACCCTGCTGCATCGGTCTCGCCGCTCAGGCCTCGCGCCACCCTGAAAGCATGTGAGGTCAGGGTGCGCGGGCTGCCGGAGTTTTCTCGTAGCACTGCACTTGCCGGCTTATCAGTGCCCAGGTGTTCCCGAGGGCCGCCCTGGGTACGGTGGATGGTTTCTTGCGGACAATAAAAACCCGGCTCGGTGGCCGGGTTTCAAATGACTGTCTGCGCTGGAGTCACGTTGCGCAATGTAGAAAAAGTACCTACAAAACCCCACCATGTCAACTAATTACGCTGCACTTTCTTCTTTTTCCGCGTGAATCACCTGCCAAACTGGCTGTTGAGCCTGAATATCCACGTCCTGGATGGCGGCACGAAGGAACTCCCAAACTTCCTTCCAGTCCCGATCCCAATGCTTGGGCTCAATGGCGATACCGTAGAGCTTCAGCATCCCTTCAGCTACCCGCGCCGGCCCCCATGGAGTTCCGCCATTTGCCTCAGCCTTGTACGACTGCAATGCGCAGGTGATCAGGCAATGCACCTTGGCCGCCTTGGCATCGGTCAGCGATGAAAAATCGGTATCGGCCCAGATCAGCTTCTCGGCATTGAGCATGTGCACCACAGTCATGCAGGGGTGATACAGGTAGTGCCCGAACTGCTGCACCTGGAACGGCAACGTCCCAATTGCGCGCTGGACCTTACCCATGGTCGCCAGGTGGGCAGCTCGGGCCGTAGAGCGCCCGATCGGCGCCCGACGCGTCTCGCTGATGCTGATGCGCTGGCCTGGCACCGAGAAACGTGCCGCCTCTTCCCCCTTCTCGCTGCCCATGGCCGGGAATTGAACTTCGCGCTTTCCAATGCGGCCGCCGGTCTTGACCTTGGCCGACTGTGCCGAGTCGATGGCCGCCGCGGTAATCGAGGCATTCGATTCGTGTTGAGCGTCAGTCCATGCCTGACGTGCGTTGATCAGTTTCATGCTGCCTGCCCCTTTTTCAGTTCTCGGGTCTTGTCCCGGTATTCGGCCTTGATGGCTTTGATCTTGTTGTCGAATTTCATCGATCTAGGCCCTCAAGTGCGGCAGGTTGTTGGCGTCCAGGTAATCGTTCCTGGCCTTCACCGCATCCTTGATTTCGTCGAACCGACCGAGGTGTATCTGCTTTTTCTTCCACTGGACCTTGGCGCACCATTTCCCCCGATCCCAAGAGACGCCTACGTGGCCGCTCGTGTTCTTGTCGGTGATACGTCGGTTTGCTGCCTGCACGCTGTAGTCCACATACCGGCAGTTGCCCGGCTCATAGCCTTTGCTGGTCTCAATTCGGTCAATGGTCATGCGGTCGGTGTAACCGTTCGCCAGGGACCATTCCATAAATGGCTTGAAGCTCATCCACTCATTGCAGAGCGTCACGCCCTCGTAAACCTCAATCTCTTTGCCGCGCGGGCTCAGGCACCTTCGCTTCATGTTTGACCAGGTGACGTGAAGCCGGCTGTTGGTGTTGTTGAAGCCGTGGGTGGACCGCTTCACTGCACCTCGCTTGTTTGCGCACGGGATACAAAGTCCGGTCATGACCTTTGCTCGCTCCGTCCGAGTCTCAAACTCCCCAAGACAGTCGCGGCACTGAAATACCCCGATAGACCTACGCCCCCCAGAGCGGACTTCAGTGAATTTGCGCAGAAGAATCACATCGCTGCACATGAGTAGGCCTCCTCGTATCGCTTCTCAAGGCGTCTCGCCTTCTTTGTGAAGACAGCCTTCAAGCGCTTCAGGTAGGGGATCTCATGGCGGACCAACTCCTGATTGCACTCCAGCCACTGCACCTTTTCCACGCCGATCTTCTCTACCAGGCGAGGCCGATAAACCATGATGTTTCCGCTCAGGTGCGCATTGCACTGGGAACAGGATTTATTCATGTTCCATAGGTTGAAGCGCAGGTGTGCGGCAGCCCCAACGCTGCGAAAGTGAGAGCAGTGCCATTGACCGCCCCAGCTCGCCGGCTTGTCGCAGCTGATGCAGCCCAGGTGAGCATCACGCAGGCGGACATACCGGTTGATGACCGCCTGGGCCTCCTTGGCATGATCCGCCCTACTCTTCAGCTTCTCCTTGCGAACTTTGATCTCCCGGCGCTCAACCTGGGCCAGCGACTTGCGCGCCTTCTCCTGGTTGCGTGGCGCATCGATGATTGCGCAAGCCGGGCTGCATACGGCCTGGCCCAGGCGTGAAGGGACGAATGAGGCCCCACACTCTGGAACGCGGCATTTCTTCGGCTTGGGTTGTTTGGCAGTGAGCATTAGAAGCCACCCATTTGCTTTAGGTGTTCCTGACGCTTCTCGTCTTCCTGTTTGTCCTGCACATACCGAACAAGGCTGTCCAGGCGGCGCATGGTCCTGACTGAAGGCCGGAATTCAGCGACACCGCCGTACTGGTTGCCGTATGAATAGAACGCGTTGCTGATCCACACTTGCGCACCGCCAAGCTTCGCCGTGTGAGCCCCTACCTCGACCGACTCCCAGTGCTTGTCTATCAACCGGTTGAGAGCGGCATCCCATTCGGCACAATATTTTTTCCCGTAATACGCCCCGAAAAGAGTGGAAGTAGCCCAACGCCAGTAAAAACTTTTCATGCATAGCTCCCGATCATGTCTGCCGCAGCTAAGGCCTGCTCCTCGCTCTCGAAATGCGCCGACAGCACCAGCCGCCAACAGGCGTTGAAGACGTCCCGGTACAGCGGCTCGAATTGGGTGTCGTCCATGTTGGCCCAACTGATGGACTTGGCTTCTTTGCGTACACCGTCGGGGGTGCGCACCAGATGGAAGTGACCAGCCTCAATGGTCACCCACTCGCGGAAGGCTTCGCGGGACTTGTCGACCGCAGGGAAGCGCTCGGAACGAACTTGCTCAAGCCCAGAGATGTAAGCGTCTACCGCATTCGATAGCTGCCCTGGCTTGCCGCTCTGAGCTTCGAAGAACTTGGCCAGGCCGCGGATGCCGCGCATCTCCTGGCGAGGGATCAGGCCGCCGACGGGCTCCCAGTACTCCCACGCCAGATCAAGCATCGAGAAGAACTTCCCGTGGAACTTGGCGTTGCGCATCTTGGTGAATTTGCCGTGCACCACCTGGCCAAGCTTCCAGCGCTGGGTGACTTCACGGTCAGCCTCAGTGGCCGGTACCAGGCCCTGGGCGGTGCGAATCAATGCGAGCTCAGCCATGGGCCGCCTCCTTGCTCATAACGCCGTCGATCTGCCGCAGCACTTCCAGGGTGTGGGCACGAAAGCCAACCGAGGCTTTCAGCTCGTGAAGCTCGGCGCCGGCCTCGGCAAGCACCTTGCGCAGCGCCTCGTTTTCGGCCTTGAGCTGGTCATCACGTGCGATTACGTCCCTCAGCAATAGCTTCGAACTGTCGCGTTCCACCTCAAGCCGATCGTTCTCCCCAATCAGCTGCAGCGCTACCTCCTCTACCGTCTTGTCGCCCAGGAGCTCATCCAGAGCAGCGGTGTGACGCTGCAGGTCGCAATCCTCAGCCTTCCATGAGGCCACTACGGACCACAGCAGAGACTTCAGCTTTTCCTTGTCGATGATCATTGCGCCGCCCTCCCAGCTTCCAGTTCCTGGGCCTGCCGAACCAGCATCGCCCGGCGATCCGCCAACTCGTTGGCTGCTTCAATCCGCATTTCGTCCTTCCTTTTGGCTGATGCCGCTCGCATTTCCAGCATCGAGTTCCTCACGGCCTCGAGCTTTGCCCGCAGCTTTGGCGATGGCCTGGCCACCTCACCGGTGAGCAGTGCTACGACGGCCCGGCCGTCTTCGGTAACTGGCGTGACGCTCAGGTCGGCCAGGTACAACCGCCCTCGCTCCTGCGGGATACGCTGCATCTCCACGGCCTTGGTGACTGCCTGGATGCGGCGATTGGCGTCGAAGCCCACTGAGACATGCCAGTTGACAGGTTTGGCATCTTCCCGGGCCTGGCTGACGAACCGCTCGTAGGCGCTGATGAACGCCATGCGCGCCCCCACCTTGTCGCCGGCGTCGAGAACAGGCTTTGCAGCGGCCAGGGCCAGCTGAATCTCGTCGGTCAGCACCACGGTTTCGAACTCGTCGTTGGTGGTCATGGCGATCGCCCAGGCTTCGTCCTTGCCCGGACGGCCGTCAGCGGCCTGCACCCGCTGGAGAATGGCGGCCAAGGTCAGCTTGCCGGTCAGCTCGCGGCGACAGGCCTTCAGCGCGCCGGCCACCGCCTCTGCGGGATAGTCGGCCAGGTCGTCAGCCATCATTTCGGCGGCTTCGGACGTGATGGTCTGGCCCAGCACTTCCGCGGTGGCGGTGATCGCCAAGGTCAGGCGGGCGATTTGGTCAGGTGCCATGCGCTCAGAGGAACTCATTGGGCTGCCCTCCCGCGCGCTGCATGATCCGCTGTGCTGCTTCCATGCCAGCGTTCAGGTTCGCCTGCTTGCGCTCGATCTGCTGGGCAGTGGTCGAGTTCATCTGGCGATTAGTGACCCATTGGGTGTGGTAGCTCTCGGCGTTGGCCAGCAGCTCGTTGAGGCTGTGGCACTTGCGCACGACACCGGCATCGCTGTTCTTCAGGAAGTGAGCGGCGACGTGGTGGGCGACATCGGATCCGAGGCGGTCGACAAGTTGGCCGAGCTGGCCACCGACCTTGGCGTTCCACACCGGCCAGGCGTTGTAGCGCTTGCGGTAAGCCATGGCGTAGTTCGCCCAGACCTTGAAGGTCTTGCAGGCTTGGTCTTTGGGGCCTGGCATGTCGGCCGGGATCTCAACCCGCGGCACTTCGAGGCGATCCAGAACCACCAAGCCGCTGGACGGAGCCGGCTTGTCCGGACCGTCCTGCAAGTCCTGACTTGTACCCTGATTGGTATCCTGATGATTGGTATCCTGATTTGTCGGATTTTTTTCCGACCCTAGCCCGGATTTTTTTCCGACCTTGCTCGGAGATTTTTCCGAGGTAGATCGGATTTTTTTCCGACCTTTGTTCTCTGCTGGGGTCGGATATTTTTCCGACCCATCAAGCTTCTGGTTCCACTCGATGGCCTTTTCGGTCAGCCGGAAAAGCGTGATATTGGAAGTGCTGGAAAGCTCGATCAAACCGGCCTCGTCCAGGGCCTTCAGCATGCGATAGGCAGTGTCTGGCTTGTCGGTTAGAAGCGGCAGCTCCTCGACGATCTTGGCCTTGCTCAGCGCGAAGAAGATCCCGTCATCGGTCTTTACCGGCTTGGTCCAGCTCGGGCAGCCGTAGATGAAGGCGAACAGTAGGGCCTGTTGAGAGTTCAGCCCCCACTCGAGCGCCTTCACCTGGTTGATCGTGATGGTGAATTGCATTTCAGGCCTTCCCGACCAGTGCGGCCAGCTCAAGGAAACGATCCACGTACCAGTGAGGCTGGGTTTCGCGTGGGGATTGCGGGCTGGTGAGGTTCTTACCGTAGGCCAGGCCCTTATCAGTCACCGACCAGAAGTCGACCATCACCTGCTTCGAGTTTTTACGCTGAAGCTGTTTGAGGAACCCATGACCTGCCAGGGCGAGATTGAACGCCGCGGCAGTACAGGCAATGCCGTTTTCTTTGATCAGGGTGGTAACGGCCTTGGTCGGCATTGAACTGCCGCCGGCGGCATCCGGGGCTGCATCCACGGCGTAGCCTGGGAGAAAGCTCGACTCCAGCCCGTTGTTCGCGGCGATCTTGGCCAGCATCATCATTTGGCTGGACGGTGCAGGTTTCAGGAGGCGCGTGTAGCACTCCATGATTGCCAACTCGCCGACAACCTTCGAACTACTTGAGCTGGCCACTTCAAACTTTCCGGTCTTGCGGATGCTTGGCAGGACCTCACCGACAACCCACTCTTCGAAGCGCTCGGCGCCGGCCAGCTTGGAGCGCATAACCAGGCGATACACATCGCGCTCAGGGATAATGGTCATGAACCCACCACCCTGTTTCGGGGTAGTGGTCGCAGCCTTGCAGTGGCGGGAAATTGCGTTCTCCGGCTTCGCATATCCCAAAACGTCGGCAACGTCCCGAGCAACGAACCATGGATCACCAAGTTCGTCGGTGATAACCCGAATGGCACCACCGTCGAAGTCGAAAGGAATCACTGAAGAAGTACGCGGCACGTTTTGCTTATTCTGAAAACGTGTCGCGACATTTGTCTGGGTGTTGATTGAATGGGTTTGGCTCTGCATAATCGGCCTCACAAAGTGTTAACGAATCAGCCGACCCTCGACCGTCGGCTTTTTTGTGCCTGTGTTTCTGGGTCTGCTAATTACTAGTGCGAACCCGAAGCCCCCAATCTGTGGGGTCCCATTACAAAAAGTCCGCGCATACGCGGACAATCAGGCCGCTCTCACCGACGCATCCATCACGTCAAGGCTATGGCGGACATGGTTGATCTCTTGGCGGATCTGGGATTTCTCAAAGGTGCTGACGTGGTCGTCGTCCAGGGCCTCGTGGACAGCGATCGTCAGGTCGGCCACTTCCTTGCCGACATTGATCAGGGACTTAGTCAGGGCTTGAGGCTCTGGCGCCTTCCGCGCAACCAAGTCAAAACCAAACTCATTGGCCAGGGCTGCGAGCGGGCGCATATCGCCGGTGTGCAGCAAAATCCCGAACAGGTGCTCAACCGTCAGGTGGTGAGCGTCGTTGTCCGGGTTGGCGCGCTGCAACAGACTGACGTGAGGAACGCCCATCTTTGCCGCCAGGGCCTTTGCCTCGTTGTCCAGCACAGCGCTTTGGCAGGACCGCAGAAAATCTTCCATTCGTAAAACCTCACTTCTGTTTCCGTGGCGCCCTGCCTGGGTGGTGGGCGATCATTTGTTCATCGAATCAGCGAGAGCCTGATCAGGCGGCCATTTCGGCCCAAGGAAACGACGGACATAGGGATTCTTTTTTGAAAGCACCTTCGGTCAACGCCTCCGCTCGCTTGGCAATAACTGGAGACATGCCGTGCTTCCCCCGAACCCATCCGGAAACGGTGCTTTGATCAACCTTGAGCTTTTCGGCGGTGGCCTCCTGCGTGCCGAAATAGTCAACGAGGCCCTTGTATATTGCGTTCATGATGCCCCTCCATACGGGAATACCCATATAGTAGGTTATGGGAATACCGATTTGCAAGGATATGGGAGCGCCCGTAATACTCCCGCAATGGAATTCAAAGACCGTTTAAAAGCCGCACGCCGGCACGCGCAGCTCAACCAGGCTGAACTGGCCGCCAAGGCGGGTATCACGCAAACATCGATTTCTGACCTCGAGCGCGGGAAGTCGAAAGCGACTGCGCACGTTGTAAAGATTGCTGACGCTTGCGGTGTGAGTGCCAAGTGGCTGTCAGATGAGATCGGCCCAATGACATCGACCGCGGGGAGCGGACCGGCTGAGTCCAATGTCTCGATGGCCGTCCAACCATCCCGGTCCTTCCGATACCCCGTCATCAGCTGGGTCGCCGCCGGCGCCTGGGCAGAGGCTGTGGAGCCCTACCCGGCCGGAATTTCCGACACCTACGAGTTTTCCGAATACGACTCGAAAGGCCCGGCGTTCTGGCTGAAAGTCAAAGGCGATTCGATGACCGCCCCTGCCGGCCAGAGCATCACGGAAGGAACGTTGATTCTGGTCGATACCGAGGTGGAGGTCTCTCCAGGCAAATTGGTCGTGGCCAAGCTGCCAGACAGCAATGAGGCGACGTTCAAGAAGCTGGTGAGCGATGGCGGCAGACTGTTCTTGAAGCCGTTGAATCCTGGTTACCCGATCGAGCCGGTCGACGAGAACTGCCGGATTGTGGGCGTCGTGGTGCAGGCTCTGCAGAAGTTCTACTAGATGCCAAAGAAACAACCGGCGGATGCCAAGGCAGCAACTGCTGCTGATATCGAGCGATCCATCCAGGCCCTCAATAAAATGGCTGAGCGGCTTTGGGGTGATGGGCGGGAGACTGAAGCGAAAGCCCTCCTCAATGCCCTGGACGCGCTAAACCGGGCGCTCGATCGGATCAGGATCGGCGAAAGTAGCAAGGTTAGGACGCTTCATTAAGGAGCGTGACTCAACATAGTTAAAAGCACTGAGGCTGAAAGATTCCCACTACCGAGCGGAATCATCTGCCGCTGCAAGCCACTAGCGCACATTATCTAAAAAGGAATTGAGATGACTGACATTCACGGTGAATTCGAGCGGAGCAAGTACTTCCATAGCTCTAGGATAGATAGACGCTCAGCTGACGCCCTCGTTGGCTTGGCAGCAGGCCTCGCCGCCGACGGTATCGTGTCTACCGCTGAAGGCTTATTCCTCAAGGACTGGCTTGAAACGAATCTCGCTCACCTTGATGATCCAGTCATTAACCTGCTGTATTCGCGGCTCTCCAACATGCTCTTGGATGGTGTGTTAGACCCAGAGGAATCTATTGAGCTTATCGGCTTGCTGCAGAGCTTTTCGGGCCTGAGTGCCGAAAAGCCAAAGGCTAGCGATCAAACCTTCAGCGCGCCCAACGACCTTCCCTTCAATCGCCCAGAGCCAGATCTCACTTGGGACGGCAGATTGTTCGTTTTCACTGGAATCATGGCCTACGGACCTCGAAAAGACTGTCAGGCCTTAGTGGAACAGCGTGGCGGCATCATCGGTGGAGGGGTGAGCAAGAAAATTCACTACCTAGTAGTTGGTAGCATTGGAAATGACCAATGGCGCCACAGTTCCTATGGGACAAAAATTATGAAGGCGGTCGAATTGAGAGAAGCTGGAACCCCTATCGCTATTATCGGTGAACAGCAATGGCAGCGCGCCCTTTTTGGGTGAGTTGATGAGACAGGGCAACGAGCTAAGGCGCGACCTGAAAGAGGTTGCCGCCCTGCTCAAATGGTCAGGCGTCGACCTGATGAAGATGGCTGTGCGGCTTTCAGAGGCAGGGTTTGAGGCTGGCGCCAGGGAGCTGCTGACGATCATTGCAAGCTTCCCAGATGCCGAGGACAAGCTCATGGCTTATGCGGACGAGGTGAAGGCAGGAAGGATTGTGCGGGCGAAGCCGGGAAGCCAAGCCGAATAGGCCTATTGGTGGCCGGGTGAATATTGTTATATATCAAGGAGATAGATATGAAAGACGGTTCACTGAAGGCCACCTCAAAACAGATTGCGCTTGACCTTGGGGTTGAGGTGCAGAGAGACGTAAACGGCATCGAAATGGGGGTTCTAGAAAACGGCATCCCCTTTCTAACGCAACGCGGCCTGGCGCTAGTAACTGGCGCCCATCGCAGCGCAATTCAGGACATTACCCAGGAATGGGAAGATCACTTCGACGACGAAGTCCTTACGAAAGACAGGATCTCTTTCGTTAAACAGTATCTGTCGGAAAGAGGCTTCACAGATCGAAAGCTTTACATTGAAACCATGCGAGATGGGAGTCCTCACTATGCCTATCCAGACATCGTGTGCATGGCCATCCTGGAGTTCTATGCGTTTGAGTCCCGTACGACGAACCAAGTAGCCATCGATAGCTACAGAAGTTTTGCAGCCTACGGTCTGCAAAAGTTTATCTATGACTCGCTTAACTATACCCCAGGGGACAGATGGCAGTTCCACCACGAAAGGGTTTCAATCCTCAATAACGCGGCCCCCATAGGCTATTTCATAGTTTTCAATGAGATAACGGGCCTGATCGTGGACTTGATTAACGCCGACCTGACTGTCAACCACAAAACCATCCCAGATATTAGCGTTGGCCAGATGTGGGCTAAGCATTGGAAAGAATTCAATTATTCCTCGATTTTTGGCGATCGGGTCCCTTGTCAGCACAACTATCCGGCAAGATATCCGCAGTCCAAGAGCAATCCGCAAGAAGCCAGCGCATACCCAAACCACGCCTTAGCTGAGTTTCGTAGGTGGTTCAGATATGATTACTTGGTCACTAAATTCCCAGAATACATACTGAAAAAAGCAACGATGCTCAAAGGTGGGAAAGACGAAGCCATACAGATCGGCACGATGTATTCACCGAAAAAAATTCAATGACCCATGCCCGGCCCAGCGCCGGGCTTTTTGTTTCCGCTCTTCCCTCCTCCCCGTAGCCCGCCACTGAGCGGGCTTTCTGTTGGGTGATGGCGCGGGGCCAGAGTGGTAGAATTGCGACTTTATTTCGGGAGGGATACCTATGCGCGGATTTGGCGTTCTGGCAGTTGTGATCGGAATACTTGTCATGCTCGGCGCGATGGTCATGGATGTTTCTGTTTCGTCAGGCATGGGGCGAGTGAATAACTTGGGTCTAATGGCTGACCGCCAGAACTACACCATCATCGGCGGCGTACTGCTAATTGCGGGTTTGCTGATGACGATGCTTGGGCGTCGCAACCAGATTACCCAGGCAGATGCTGCTGGAGCAGCTACAAGGCCCTGCCCGTTGTGTGCAGAGCCAATCAAGCTAGCAGCCATAAAATGCAAGCACTGCGGGGCCGATGTTGAGCCAATTGCAGCACCAAGACTTAGGAATGGATGGGTGGCCTCAATCCCTTGCAAGCCGGAAGATGTTGATCGACTTCACGAAGCTATCCGCTCCCTGGCTTTGCCCCTCGTCAATATGGCGGAAGGTCAATGGGGTGTCGGGCCTTACGAATCAAAAAGCGAGGCCCGCGACGCTCTAGCTACGCTCCATGAAACCTACAAGTTCTATGGCGACATCGTCTACAGAGACTCAGTGAGCGGGAAGTACCCTCCAATCATTGATTGATCCGCCAGCCCAAGCAGAGCAGAGCCCGCCAAGTGCGGGCTTTTTTGTGTCCGCCGGAGAGGTATTCGTTCGAGGTTCCTGGTCATTCAAACGGTTAGTTTCACTTCCCTCTTGCCAATTTATGGCAGCACAAATACTGTATATCCATACAGCTAAAACAAGGAGCGAACCGTGGATCAAGCCCCCTCCCAAAAACCAAAACTAAGAAACTCCTATGAGCTGGTAGGTCGACGCATACAGGGAATAATCGCCTCCCCTGGTGTACAGAAGATCCAAATGGTTGTCGTCTCAAGACGCGACGACGAGAGCCAGGAGGCATGGCAGCAGGTGATTCAGGACATTGGCGATACCGCCGGCATACGCATAGAGCATCTACATGACGGGGCCGTCAGGATCGGCTGGCGAGAATACTGCGACGCGTAAATGAGCCCGCCTTTGAGCGGGCTTTTTATCGCCTCCTATAAAAAATATGGGAATACCCATTGACGATAAATATGGGAGTGCCTATATTTGCATCCAAGCCAACGACACAGGCCCAGCAGCGAAAGCCGCGCCGCTCTTTAACAACCAGCGCCATGAACGACTACCCGGCCAGTCCGGTTAGGTCACTCCCGGCTCCATCGGTGGGAGGTCAGTAAACCGATGAACAAAACCGCACTTGCCTCTACTGGCGACCGGCGATCCGACAGGCCCGAAAGCCTGCCCACGCGCAGCCCACTGCGACGGCGGACGAGGTGTTGACCGAACTGAGTGAATGACCTGGTAAGCGGGTGCGGAGAAAGACCAAAGATTTACTGATGCCGCTTCGAGGAGGCGGCATTGGAAATCAACGGGAGTCACAAAATGCTCAACATCAACGAAGCCGAACTTAAAAAATCCATCGTGGCGAATGTCGCCGACCAGTTGCTGCGAGAAGACGAAGATCTATCTGAACTAGTCGCGAAAGAGGTGAAAAAGCGCATCGACAAAATCTTCGATGAGCGCGTTACCTCGCAGATCCAGATGGCGATCGACGAAACCATCAATGGCTCGTTCGAGCGTGAATATCGCCGCGTGAATCAGTGGGGCGATCAGGAAGGCCCTGCCACCACTCTGCGCAAAGAGCTGGAGAGGACGGTCACTGCCTATTGGAACGGCAAGGTGAATCCTAGTGACGGCAAGCCAGCTACCAGTGACTACAACACTGTTACACGGGCTCAGTGGCTTATGACCAAGATCTGCGCCGAAGACTTCAGCAAGCAAATGCAGCAAAGCGTGGCGAACGTAACCGGCGCCCTGAAAGACGGCTTGCGCAATCAGCTTGCCAATCAAATGGACCACATGCTGAACGACCTTTTCAAAATCAAAAGCCTGCAAGACCAAGGAAAGGTCGAAAAACCGTACTGAGCGATTTCACTGGCTGGCCTTGGCGACAGGGCCAGACGGGAAATCAACCGATCAAGCACGGAGCATCAAATGAGCGAACAAACGCTTCAGCAACTGCTGGCCGAACGTGTCAGCACCTACGCCCTGTCTGATCGCCCTCGCGAGCTGATCGATGAGGGCATCGACAAGATGTTCAAAAGCGTCGTCGAAGACGCCTTCAGATCTTATGGCACCATCGGCGAGTCAATAAAAACGGCCGTGAAGGAAGCCTTTCCGGCCAATGTCACCGACATGTTTGAGCTTCAGCGCTACAACGCACTGATCGCCAATGCTTTGCGGGAGCGCTGGGAGGCAGCGGGCATGGAGTCGGCAATCATGAAGCAGGCCGACGCATCCATCACTGAGGTGTTGACCGGTGAAGGTCTGCTCACAGGTGAGATTTCGCTGAAGGATTTGCTCGACGCATTCATTGATGAACACAAAGAAGAGGCTGCGGACGAGCGATGGAGCGCCCCGGAAATCCGCATCATTGAAGACGACAGCCATTCTCACAAGTTCTACCACATCTACTTCGATCCGCAGCCAGAAGGTGGGAGTCGGTACAGCTACAGCAATGAGCGCCGTAGCGACTACAGCCTTAAACACAACATCCATGTGATGGTTGAAGGTGAGCGCGAAACCGGCGACCACTGGAGACCGAAAGTCGAATTCGGGAAGGTGTATAGCGCCCAGCTCGACGCGAAAAAGGTTTCGATCAAAATGAATATCCGCTCGAAATGGGAGCGCATCCTGGCTTCGCTTTATTTCGGTGAAGCCGTCCTGCTGATCGACTGCGAGGAAAGCGATTTCTCTTACGGGTTCGACGACTGAACAACCAGCGCCACGACAGCCTGTCGTTAACTGCCCGATCCTCTCTATGAGAGCGCATCGGGGTGTGATCTGAATACGCAGGCTGATGCGTTGATAGCGGCTACAGCAGCCCCAGTTGCTTGGGAAACTCTTGAAAAGACGCCGTTTAAAAGTCTGCAAAGCAACCAGACTAACAAGTCGGAGATCAGCACCGGCTAGATCACACCCCGATGCGGACGAAACTGCGGCCTATAACCGCCCACCTGCATCACCGCAACAAGCAGATGAATGCCCGGACTGACGGGCAAGTGTAAGACCTGAGGGATCGCGGGAATCGTGGCTGGTAGAGTGAGTAAGCGCCCAGATGGCCACGGCGAGTCCAAGAATAAGCGGCTGAAACCTTCGCCCCGGTGAAACTCCGGTGTCACTAAGGCCGCTAATAGTCATGCCGGGATCAGCTCCGGCCATCTGCACCCACCCTCCCCGACAAACGCACTTAGCCTCATGGCAGGAGAGCGTATGCGCCTTAAAGAGCACCAGCTCGCCGAATACTTCAGCTACGCCAACGGCCAACTTCTTTGGTCGGGCGGTTTCAACAAAGGCAAAGAAGCCGGCAGCCCTCGGCCTGATGGCTATCGAATCGTGAACAAGTTCAAGGTTCAGTACTACGTGCACCGCGTGATCTGGTGTCTTCATCACGGCGAACTGCTGGATGGGATGCACATTGACCACATCAACGGAAACAGGCTGGACAACCGAATTGAAAACTTGCGGGCAGTAACGGCTGCAGAGAACAACAAAAACCTCGCGCTGAGCGATGCAAACCGAATCGGCGTGCTTGGGATTCAGTTCAATCAAAAGCACGGCAACTTCACCGCCCGCATTCGCGCAAATAGAACCCTAATCACTCTGGGCACATTCGGCACTTTGCTGGATGCAGTCGCTGCGCGGAAGTCTGCCGAGCTGAGCTTCGGCTTCCACCCAAATCACGGGCGCCAGTCGCGTGCCGCCTAACCCCAAACACTGGAGGTCGCCATGAGCGCACTACGCAAAGCGCAGTTTGAGTACGACAACCGCCAGCCGCCTCCGGTGAGCGATGAAAACCCAGCGGAAGCGGAATGGCTTGGGACGAACGCTGAGCGCCTGACTCTCGGGTATCGCATTGAGTGGGGCTACCGCAAGGCTGACCGCGGCGAAGTCACCCAGGCTCACTACTGGCAAGCACTTCAGGACCTGGCCAATCAACGCCAGAAAGATGGACGCGACCAGATCGACGCCTTCGGCGAGCTTCTGGCCCTGGCCGGCAACTTCGGCAGTAGCGGCCGGATGTTTGACCTGCAGGTATACCTGCTGGGCTCCAAGACTGCTCGAAAGGAAGTTGCCCTTGAACTGCTGCGTCCGCACGCGGCGAAAGCCATCGCCCTGCAGGCCGAGCAGGACGAACTCGAACGGGAGGCTGGGTGGTGAGCCCGCACATCCTCATCGACCAGGCTCTCGATGGTGTAGCAGATCAAAACAGTCAGTCGGACATCGATGTCCTTGTACAGGGCCTGATCACCCGCCTGTTCACCGACGGCGCAATCACCACCGACGAATTCAATCACTACTGCAAGCGCTTGATGACTGCCTGTCAGCGGCGCAAGGAGGCAATGTGAGTACTCCACCGGTAAAAACCTTGATCGACGAGCAGATCGAGGACATCGAGCGCAAGCTGCAAATCATTGGCTACGTTGCCGCACCTGATGAACTGGCGTCTCGCGAGTTCCCGATTGCCATGCTGCCAAAGCAGCTTGAGCCCACGATGAAAGACGGACGGGTCGCGGTGAGGGTTCGACCATGAAGAGCACCTACTGGATCTTGGCGGTTTTCTTGACGGTGGTGCTCATTGCTCAAATCGTCGCGCGGGAAAGCGCTGGAACCTGCCAGCTCCCTGTCCTTTCGACAGAGATGCGGCGGTGAGCCGCCTCCAAAGCGCCCGCCGCGCGGCCTACTGGCGCGGATCTGCAATCACCCTCTCCCTTTGTAGCTTCCTGATGTTGCTCGGCGCCCTGGCCGACCGCATCACCTCCTGACCTTCAATTTCAAGCGCTGCGCACGTCGCGGCCAAGGATTCCCCGTGTCCGCACAACAGCAAGTCATCAAGATCGACGACATTAGCGAAGAAAACGCACCGGCCATCTATGTCGCCGGCGGCCTTGGCCAGTTCTTCGACGCGGTAGCCGCTGAGGTCACCGCCGAGGTTCCAGACCTGACCACTCGCAAAGGCCGCGAGCGCATCGCCTCTCTGGCGGCAAAGGTCAGCAAGTCGAAGACGGCCGTTGAAAAGCCGGGTCGCGACTACCTCAAGCGCCTGAAGGAAATGCCCAAGGTAGTGGAGGCCGAGCTGCGCGAGTTCGTCAACAAGATGGACGCCCTTCGCGATGCCACCCGCCAGCCTCTGACGGACTGGGAGCAAAAAGAACTGGCCAGGACCGACAAGCACATCGACGGCATCCAGAGCATCAAGGACATGGCCAGCTTCGACGAGCCACCGACAGCCGCCCATGTCGCCCAGGTCATCGCCGACCTGGAACTGCTGGCTCTCGACGACTCCTGGGAGGAGTTCTTGCCCGAGGCAGCCCTGGCCAAGGATCAAACACTGATCGTCCTGCGCGGGCTGCACGCTGAACGCGCTAGGTTCGAGGCAGAACAGGCCGAATTGACTCGGCTCCGCGAGGAGAAAGAAGCTCGCGACAAGAAGGATCGTGATGACCAGATCGCCCGAGAGGCCGCAGAGCGCGCTACTCAGGAAGCAGAAGAAAGGGCTCAGCGCGCCAGAGATGAAGAATCTAAGCGCTTCCGTGATGAAAAAGAGGCTGCCGAGAAGCGCGAAAACGATCTGAAGCTTCAGGCAGCAGAGGCCGAGCGCCGTGCAGAACAGGCAAAGCGCGAACAGGTTGAGGCAGAGCAGAAAGCGGAGCGCGAACGTCTGGAAGGAATCGAGCGACAAGCTGCTGCGGTAGAGCAAGCGCGCCTGGATGAGATCAAACGCCAGAACGAGGCTGCTGACGAGATTCTGCGCCAACAGCAGGCTCGCGAAGCTGACAAAGCTCACAAGTCAAAGGTTATGGGGGCGGCAAAAGAAGCACTGATGTCGCTGAATATCACCGAAGAGTTGGCCAAGGCCATCGTCCTCAAGATCGCCCGCGGCGAAGTCCCAAGCATCACCATCCACTTCTGAGGAGGCCAGCATGTCCACCGAAATCATCATGCCGGAGCAGCGCCGGCAAGCTGTAGTGCCAATCTCGACGGACAACAGCATCATGGCGGTCATCAGCCGCGCGGCCGCCGATCCGTCCTGCGATATCGAAAAGATGGAACGGCTGCTGGCCATGCACGAACGCATGCAGGACAAGGCCGCTGAAGCGGCCTTCAACGCCGGTATGGCCCAGATGCAGTGTGAGATACCAACGGTCTTCGAAGCCGCTGTGAACCTTCACACTGGTAACGCCTACGCAACCCTCGACGACATCACGCGAATCATCAAGCCGATCATGCAGCGACACGGTTTCGCGATCACCTTCAAGGTAGAAAACCTCGACAAGGCGATCAGTGTCACCGGCATCCTGATGCACCGCGACGGACATAGAGAGCAAACCACGATGACTCTCCCGGCAGATATCGGCAAAGGTCGAAACGAAGTACAGGCGGTTGGCTCATCTACCACCTACGGCAAGCGCTACGTCATGTGCGCGCTGCTGAACATCACCACCAGCGAAACCCGCGACGATGACGCCCAGACATCTGATGGCTCCGACAGCGAGGACATGCGATCCCAGGTGATTGAGGACATCCTCGAGCGGGTTGGACAGACAGCCTCGCCCGACGAACTCAAGGATGTGTGGCAGGCAGCCCTGAAGGTGCTGCAGGCCAGTGGCGACAAGGTTGGTTACGACACGGTGAAGATTGCAGTCACCAAGCGAAAAGACGAACTGGAGGCAAAACAATGATTGTCCTCAGCTGCACTCAAGGATCCGCTGAGTGGCTGCAAGGCCGCGCCGGGGTAATCACCGCCAGTATGTTCAGCACTGCCCGCTCAAAGGTGAATGGGCTCACCGCCCAACAGCGGACGTATGTCGACGCGATCCTGGCCGGCCATAGCGAAAGCAAAGCCCGCGACTTGGCCGGCTACAAGGCGGGACCGAAGGCAGAAGTCGTGCAGCGCGCTCTAGATGGCGAGAAAGTCGGCGAACCTTCGAATGCCGCACTGACCTATGCCTTCGAGCTGGCCGTTGAGCGAATCGGCGGCGCACCGCTGGATGGAGGGTTCGAGACCTGGCAAATGCGTCGGGGGCACGAACTGGAGCCGGAAGCGCGCATGGAGCACGAAATTCAGACCGGCCTCATTGTGAATCAGGTCGGACTTGTGAAAACCGACGACGGAGTTTTCGGCGCAAGCGCAGACGGCTTCATCGGCGAGGATGGCGGCGCTGAGTACAAGTGCTTCCTCGCTCCGGACAAGCTCCGCGCCTTCCACATCGACAACGATGCAAGCGACGTCATAGACCAGGTGCAGGGATGTATGTGGATCACTGAAAAGAAGTGGTGGCACATCGGGATGTACTGCCCACTTCTTAAGCCGGTAGGCCGCCAGCTCTGGCTGCAAGAGTTCAAGCGCGATGACGACTACATCGAAAAGCTCGAGGAAGACCTCTGGCAGTTCAAGCTGCTAGTCGATCAGTACGAGGCCAAGCTGAGGAGTAAGGCAGCATGATCAGTCTCAACCTCAACACAGTACGAGCGAAACAAGCTGAGTCTGATCGAATCGCTGCTGCAATGACTGATTTCTGGACGCGGCGCGGTGGCACATACAAGGAGTTGCCGCCTGTTCGACCGGAGCCCAAGCCTGCGCGACGGGACTGGGTAGACCCTGAAACGGTCCTCAAGCGAAAGCCACGGCCGCTGACCCTGGCCGAGCGCCGCGCCCTTCGAAAAATGGCGGACTCACTATGAGCAAGCGCAAGCCTCACAACCTCAAGGCCAGGATCGAACGATCCTGCCGGGCCCTGCTCAGCACCAACCACGTCGCAGTGGTGAACATCGACCCGAGCGGTCGCCAGGGCATGATCAATTACAAGTCGCTGAAGAGCATCGCGCCTGGGAAGATCGGCCAGGCCGTCTGCGGCATTCCACACTGGTGGACGATCTACCTCAGCGCTCTATGCATTGATGCCCGCGGCGACCGCTACAGCAAGTCGATTGAGGTGGCTCCGGAAGGCGTCTACCTCTCCGACCACCTGGAGGACGTGATCGAGCATTGCTACAAGGAGCTGCGTGACTCAGCCAACCAAAGCCAGATGGTGGCCTCGGGATGGATCGCCATTCCCGAGGCGATGTCGCTCGACGAGGATCATGCAGCGCGGATCTTCGAAGCGGTCGGGGCCTGGCATCAGGTAAAGGTCGATTCATGCGCCGCATAGCCCGCACCCAACAACGTAAACGACAGACCTGGCTGGCACTGCCGGCCAGCGGAATCGAAGAGGTAGGCCATGGCCAAGAGTGGAAAAGAACGATCGGCGAAGGCTGCGCTGAAGCGGATCGAGTACGACGAGAAGGAGCTGCGACACCGGCTTCGACTGGGCACCCGACAGATGCTTGATGAGTTGATGGCCTGGAACGACATCAAGGAAATCAGCGAGGCGATCCAAAACCTGATCCTGAACGCTCACGCGCTTGGTCCGACCCTGTCCTACCAAGCAATGGAAAGCCCGCGCCACAAAGTTCAGATAAGCGAAAACGTGGCGCGGATGTTTCGGGACGAGAGCTTGGCTGAACTGAGGCGTGATCCAGGTGACGAACACTTCACGCCCTGAATGTCATACCTGCAATCAGTTGCCTCGGCTGAGCTGCAAATTCTGAGTCGTGCATTCAGTTGTGCTCACTGTCCCCATGAAAGCATTCATCTTCACAGCGCACTTCTCAATGTTCAGACCATTACGGCCATCACTTGATATGTTGGTGACATATGGTCCAGCGGTTGTGCAGCCAACCAAAACAGCGAGCAGGCCAAGGGTAAAGATATTAAGTTTCATATGAGACCTTTCGAGCAATGGCCTGAGCCAATTGGTTCGCCGAAATCGGCATCGAGATTGAATTCAAATAATAGACCAACCCCTGAAACCCACACTGCCTGCCCGGTCCCCGCCAGGCCTTGGCTGAGCTGATGGCCTGGGCCGGTATCGAGGAACAGGGCGAGGCAATCACGCTGATGATTCATCATCTGCATGGCCTGGGCCCGGGTAGCGCCCTGCCACTTATCGAACCTCCGCGACACGAATACGTGATACCCGAAAACGTGTCGCGGAAATTGAAACTCGCCCACGACCGAGAAACCCTTCGAATCGGTCACGGCGATTGAGAGGATAATTTAAGCAAATAAGCAGGATGGGAATCGGCTACGTGAGATGACCTTCTCTCTACCTGCAATCACGCCTTTGCGACCTGAGGCGTTGGTGTATGCCCGTAGACTCTTTCCTTCTGGAACGGTCACCAGTACTTGGTAAGTCTCTTCTTCCTGACCTGCTGACTTAATCCTTGCCTGGAGCATTTCGGTCATCTGCTCCATGTCAATACAACAAATTTCCTGGTCTTCCACGCAAACAAGGCCGATGTATATCTTCTTGTAGAACTCCGTCGAAAGCTCGATGGAATCAAGAACATCAGGGGAAAATGTGAACTTGTACTCCTCTGCAGTCCCCTTAGGCTCCTGGCCGTACTTGAGAAACAGGCAAGTGTCAGCGTTGATGAGAAAAGCGTTATTGATCTTCACCCCTTTGAGGCGAAGCGGATTGATTGCAGTGAAGTTGTCATCCTCAGCGATTTGCATCAATGCAGCGCCAAGGTTCTGATGTTCCGTTCGAATTTTCATCAAAGCTCCCTTACCCGGCCCCGTGCCGGACTCTCGTAATACTCCAACCCAACCCAAATTGCCACTATCCGCTGCGCATCCGGTCACGGGGGGCGGCGCACGCATGGAGAAAGCCATGAGCAATTTCAACTGCGCCTACGTGCGCAACCACTACAACGTGCCGGCCGAGGTCGGGCGCCGAGTGATCGCCAGCGGAGAGCCGGGCGTCATCATCGCCGACCGCGGCCACTACATCGGCGTCATCCTCGACAGCGACCCGAAGAAGCGCATCCGGAACTACCACCCGACCTGGGAGATGCAGTACGGCGACATGGCCGAAGAGCTACCGCTCAAGCAGTGGGAAGTGCTCATCGACGGCATGTACGACTGGGATGACGTGAAATACATGATTGGCGATGCACGCCAGTACGTGAGGCGCGTTTGGGCGGCCACTCGCAGCCAGGCCAAGTACAGGGCCTATCAGGAGCTGGATGAGTGCTTCGACAACGCAACAGCCATGCTCACCTTCAAAGTCCGCGCGGCCTGACCCTCCAGCGCAACCCGCCAGCGTCTTCCGCTATGCCATCTTGGCTGCAATTTGAAGCGCTGCCGTGATTGCTGCAGCAACTGCAGCAGCGCTGTTCCATTGAGCCTGGGCTCGCAACGTCTTGATGAGATCAGCGCCGTTAACGACGATCCCATCCCAGTACTCATCGTCCGGTTTCCCCTTCAGGCTCTCAGGTGGATCGACCTTCACAAACGCAGCGACTATCCAGCATGACGCCGATATAGCACCAGCAGCGATCGATCCGTAATCCGCAAGCATCACCCAGTTCATGGCGCACTCCTTCGTCTAGTCGCCAGCAATACCCCACTTCAACGAATCACGCCAGCCAGCACCTTACTTACCGTAGACAAGTGCGAGGATCGCCACGATCAAACTGAGCGGCGCAATGGTTACTGAAATGCGCGTATTCCACTTATCCCAACGATACTTTTCTTCCTCTCGCAGCGCGAGATTCACGAGGCGCATGCCCTTGCTAGTCAAATAGTAGGGTTCGTTTTGATCCGCATCCCATTCCATCCGGCGCCCCAAGTCTTCCGCGGAGGTATCGGGCATTTCGATTCCATAACGCTCAGCTCTGCGCCGAAGCTGTGCCGTTTGCAGCACGGCTAACCACTGCTCAGCTTGCTCAAGAGTTTTGATCTCCTCAGGAACATAGCCCCAAAGCTCCATATCAAGACTTTGCTCAGGAACAACTTTGCTGAGTTGTTCAATTCGCTTTATCTGCCCCTCAATATCTTTTCGGTGTTTTCGCTCTTCCTGATACCGATCCCAAATTTTCATTTCATCACATCCGACTTCCCTACGAATCCGCAATATACCGGCGAGGATCATCTATGTCCGCACAACAGAAGAAACACCCCTTCGACTTCAAAACCCAGTATGGACTCGGCTTCAGCACTCAGGACGATGAGATTGTGGTCGACTTCTTCTGTGGTGGTGGCGGTGCCGGTACCGGCCTGGAGATGGGCCTGGGCCGCGCGGTGAATGTCGCGAAAAACCACAGCCCCAGCGCGATCAGCATGCACACTGTGAACCACCCGGGCGCCGTGCACTTCACTACCGATGTTTTCGATGGTGATCCGGACACCGAATGCGGCGGCAAGGCCGTGGGCTGGTTCCACATGTCGCCAGACTGCACCCACCACAGCCAGGCCGCCGGCGGCCAGCCGCGCAAACGGGAGATCCGCAACCTGTCATGGATCGGGCTGAAGTGGGCCGGCAAGAAAAAGCCCCGCGTTATCAGCCTGGAGAACGTGAAACAGATCCTGCAATGGGGGCCGCTGGTGGCCAAGCGCGACAAAGCCACTGGCCGCGTGGTGAAGCTAGGCGGCGACATAGCGGCGCCGGGTGAGGTTGTGCCGGTCCACCAGCAGTTCCTGGTGCCCGACCCGAAACGCCGCGGCCAGACCTGGGCCGTATTCGTCGCCGAGCTGCAGCGCCTCGGCTACACCGTTGAATGGCGGGTGCTGAAGGCCTGCGACTACGGCGCGCCGACCAGCCGTGAACGCCTGTTCATGATCGCCCGGTGCGATGGCCAGCCCATCGTGTGGCCGGAACCGACCCACGCCAAGAACCCGGCCAAGGGCCAAAAGAAGTGGCGCACCGCCGCCGAGTGCATCGACTGGACGATCCCGAGCAAAAGCATCTTCGACAGGCCGAAGCCACTGGCCCCCGCAACCCTGCGCCGGATTGCCAAGGGCATGAAAAAATTCGTCCTCGATGCCGCCGATCCATTCATCGTGCCGATTGCGAACTGGTCCGGCGACAGCGTGCAGTCAGCGCATGAGCCGCTGCGCACGGTGACCTCCTGGCCCCGTGGCGGATCATTCGCCATGGCCAGCCCGATCATTGCGCCGGCAACGCACCAGGGCAGCGACCGGGTGAACGATCCGAACTCGCCGCTACCGACCGTGACCTGCGCGAACCGCGGCGAGCTGACGCTGATCAGCCCGACCCTTATCCAGACGGGATATGGCGAGCGCACCGGCCAGGAACCGCGTGTGCCAGGCCTTGGCCAGCCCCTGGGCACTGTCGTTGCAGGCGGAGTGAAACATGCCCTCGCTGGTGCGGTGCTGGTCGGTGCTGGCGGACCCGAGTATTCCGGCAAGCCAGCCGCCGTGGATCAGCCGGCAGGGACACTGATGACCCAGAACCACCGCGCGATCGCTGCGGCGCACCTGGTGAAGTTTCGGTTTGCAGACGAAGGAAAGGCACTCGGCGAGCCGCTGCCTACCATTACCAGCGGCGGGAACTACCAGCGCCCTGCCGGAGCCGCCCACGCAATGGGCATATCCACGGTGTTCATGGCCCAGATGAATGGCGGCTTCAACACCACCGCCGCCAAGAGCATCGAGGACCCGATGACCACCGTGACCAACACCGGGAGCCAGCAGCAGCTGGTGACGGCAAACCTGGTGCACCTGCGCGGCCACTGCGATGCGCGAGACGCAGGCGACCCGCTTCACACTATCAGCGCAGGCGGCACCCACCACGGTTTGATGACAGCCTTCATGGAGCGCCAGTTTGGCGCTAGTGTCGGCCAGGCCGTGGACGAGCCAGCCCCCACCATCACGGCGGGAGGCGGCGGCAAAAGCTCGCTGGTAGAGCTGCAGCTCTCGCCAGAGGTCGAGGCAGGTGCCCTGCGTGTCGCCGCTTTCCTGATCAGTTACTACGGAACCGAGAACATCAGCGGAGCCGACGCACCAGCGCCGACCATCACCACCAAGGACCGCCTGGGCCTGGTCACCGTGACCATCAGGGGTACTCCTTACGTGATCGTCGATATCTGCCTGCGGATGCTGCAGCCGTCGGAACTCTACAAGGCCCAGGGTTTCCCGGCCGACTACATCATCGACCGCGGCGCCGACGGCAAGCCGTTCACCAAAACCCAGCAGGTGCACATGTGCGGCAATAGCGTCAGCCCGCCGCCGATGGCGGCACTGGCCAGGGCCAATGATCCGTGGCGCGTGGCTGAACAGCAGTCCCGAGCAGCTTAACCGCGCTCGGCCAGCAACTTCGCCCCCAGCTCCCGGCCTGCGACCTGGGCCAGGCCCCGGTCGGGGAATGTGCGATCGCCAGCAACAACCGGCACCACCACTTCCCCGCCCCGCTTCACCTCGACGTTGATCCGCCAGGTCTCCCGACCTTCCTCGTCTTTCTCGCACTCCATGTAGTTCCAGAGCTGAAATCCTTCCAGCTCGTCATAGATATCGTGCTTTGTCATGGGCCTTCCCAGTTCAGTGAAGGCCCATCGTATCACCTCATGTTTATTGCGTTCCGCGCCACAGGCTTCCGCAAGGTCATGGACGACATGGACGAGGACGAGATCGAACAACTGCAGCGGCTCCCCGACCTCGCTGGAGGCCAGATCGACGAGGAAGACCTGGGCGATATCGAAGACATCCAGCATATCGACGTGGAGGTCCAGCCATGATCATGCTCTCCCTCCCCGCACTGCTGTTCATCGGCTGGAACATCTACCGAGGGCCGAAGCGATGAACGACAAGATGCGCGAGCAATTCGAAGCTGCTTTCGTCGAAGAGGAGGTTCGGCTGTGCGGAGAGGGATTCCGCGACTCGGCGCTCCACATGATCAAACAAAACCTGTTCAACGTTCACATGGCGTGGTGGGCTTGGCAGGCCTCCCGTCAGGTCGTGGTGGTGGAACTTCCGCCAGTGCCAGTCGAGCCGGAAGAGCCTGAGTTCGCCATCGACGACAGCCACATGGACGCCTATCACGCCGCAGTCCGGATGCGCGATTCCTGCGTGAAGGCTATCGAGGCCCAGGGCCTGAAGGTGAAGCCATGAAAGCTCTCTCAATCCGCCAGCCCTGGGCCTGGCTGATCATTCACGGCGGCAAGGACATTGAAAACCGCAGCTGGCACACGAAGCATCGCGGCCAGTTCCTGGTTCACGCCTCGGCGGGCTGCACGCGCAAGCAATGGACCGAGGCGGTTTCGTTTGCCATACAGGCGGGATTGATCAATCACCCGGCGGAAGTTCCGACGATCAACGAGCTTCTACTGGGCGGCATCATCGGCTCGGTTGAGCTGGTCGATAGCCTCGATACCAGCGACTCGCCCTGGTACATGGGGCAGAAGGGATTCCTGCTGCGCGATCCGAAGCCGCTGCCATTCATCCCGTTCAAGGGCCGGCTCGGCTTCTTCGAAGTGCCCAGCGAGCTGACCACGCAATAGGAGTTCGCCACAGCCCGTGTTGCAGTCGACGGATAGCCAGGACAACGGGCCGGGCGAACGACTCAACGATAGCCGCGCGCAACGCCGGCAACCATCAGAGCTTTCCAAAATGCCCACGCCCGAAATCTGAATTGGCGCTCGTCCCGGCCAGCGCATTCGCCCCTTTACAAGTGCGCTGAGCCGGTCGAGCGGCGCAACTCTACAAACTGTCGCGACAACTGTCCCGAACACAATTCTGAATAAACCTGAAGGTCTGCCGTTGGCGGGCAAGGAATCCCCATGAACACCGAATGCAACACCGAGCCAGAAGTAATCGAGTACATCCGCCTGCCAGAAGTCAAGAAGCTGGTTGGGCTGGGCACCACCAAGATTTACACCATGGCCCGGATGATCTGAGCCACGACAAATGAAAACTCCGACTGAGAATTCAGTCGGAGCTCTGGGCCTACTATCCAGCTAAATCAAGGCCGACCATAAACAGCAAAGTTCAGATTGGTCGAACTCTTGCCGGCTGGGAAAAGACCTCTGAGGTTGTTCATCGAAACAGAACGGATGTTAAACGACTCAGAGGAAGCGTTGGGTGTCACATCAACGTAGTGAAGGTTCTTGTCGGAACCGCCGGCGTAATCCAGTCGAACCATGAAGGTTCCCGACCCGGCAGCCGAAACCAGCTTGAAGGATTTGTACTGCTGAATTGCAGACTCAACGAAGTTGGCGCCTGCCCTCTCACCTTCACTGTTTTTGATTTCGCAACGACCGTTGCCTAAGAAAGTGAATCCATCCAGATCTGCTTGCACTGCAGCAGTAAAGGATTCGCGCGGATCAATCGAATCTTGTTCATCAAGCATGACTCATCTCCTTATGAGGTGAACTTCCTTACAGCACTGAAAACTCTAGTCCATGGCAGCCTGCCATCAAGCTCAGGCTCTGCGCCACTGACAGACGGTGCCCTCGCTTATCTCCTCACCTATGCGCCACGCGCGGCATGGAGCAATTTATGACAATCGAATTTTTATCACACGAGGATGTGTGCCAACTGACTGGAGCAAGGACGAAGGCCGGACAGATCGCAGTTCTCGTTCGAAATGGAATCCGCCACACCATCAAGCGCAGTGGCTGGCCATGTGTAATCTCGGCGGCTCTTATCGGCGGCCCAGTAGACCCGAAAGAAAAGCTAACCTGGAAGCCACGCAAGGCGGGATAAATGGGACGTAGACCGACAAAGCCCGGGAGCATATCCCGGCTAAGGGAAAGGAAGCGCGGCAAGCTGGTGTACTTCACATATGACCTTGGAGGCAAGCCACGCAAAGAGATCTACCTGGGAAAGGACTACGGCGTTGCGATCATGGAGTACGCGCGCCTGGAGCGCGACCGTACCGCGACTGCAGCCGCAGCGAAGGTCATCACCTTCCGCTACGTCGCCGAGAAATACCTTGTAGAGGTTGTTCCGACCAAGGGTTCAAACACCCAGAAGGACAATCTCAGGGAAATGAAGAACCTACTTGCCTTCTTCGATGATCCTCCTGGGCCGCTCGACAACATCGAGCCCATACACATCAGGCAGTATTTGACCTGGCGATCCTCGGCGCCAGTTCGTGCCAACCGAGAAAAAGCCCTCCTCAGTGCCATTTGGAACTACGCGCGCGACAAAGGCTACACGGCTCTGGCAAACCCCTGTTCTGGAATCAAGGGGAACAAGGAGACAGGTCGAGACACCTACGTTGAGGACGAGCTTCTTAAGCGAGTGTACGACAAGGCAGATGTAGGCCTGCAGGATGCTTTGGACTTGTTTTATCTGACTGGCCAGCGCATCGCCGACACTCTAAAAATGGACGAGCGAGATATCCGCGAAGGCCGTCTCTCTGTTCAGCAAGGGAAGACAAAAGCTAAACGACGCATCGAGATCACGGGAGAGTTGAAAGTAGTTCTTGATCGAATCCTGGCGAGAAAGGCTTCCCACAAGGTCCGCTCGACGCGGCTGATCGTTTTGGAAGATGGCACGCCGATGACGACGGCAATGTTGCGGAGAAGGTTTGACCTGGCCAGAGAAGCCGCTGGAGTGGCCAAGCCTGAATTCCAGATGAGGGATCTGCGGGCCAAGGCTGGCACAGACAAAGAGGAGTCAAGCGATATCGTCCAGGCCCGCGACCAGCTCGGCCACACAACGGTTGTCATGACGGAGCATTACATCAGGAATCGAAGGGGGAAGAAGGTTTCGCCAACCAAGTGAATTGCGGCAACAATCTAGGATTGCGGCAATTCACTTGTTGCGTGCTTGCGGCTTTATAGGCCGCAAACCCTTGAAATAGATGGTGCCCGAAGCCGGAATCGAACCGGCACGCCCTTACGAGCGGGGGATTTTAAGTCCCATGCGTCTACCAGTTTCGCCATTCGGGCGGTAGCGCGGTGTTGCAATCTGAAAGGCTTGAATTGCTTGAGCCGTTTCAGCGCCTTGCGACAAGGGGGTGAAATATATACATCCCCTACCCTTGAAGCAAGTTCGTTGGCGTCAAATTCAAGACTGGATGTCGAGTGCGGCCAAAAAACAAAAAGGCTCCGTAAATCATCGATCTACAGAGCTATTTTTATAAGTGGGAGCAACAGCCAGAACCGAACCGGCGCAGATAGAACCGCATTCCACTGATAAAACCAGATATTTCAATAGGTTAGCACAGCAAAAACAGCGTAACCATCTGATTTTAAAAGGCTTGCAGCTTGCCGAATAGGCGAAGGCAGATTTGCCCAGCCAGCGTAGGGATCGCGAAGCCACTAACCCCATGAGCCAGCGAAGTCGAAGAGGCAGGCCAAAGGCCAAACTGCGAAGGCGCGATCAGCTAAACGCAAGGGCAATAAACAGACAGAGCCGCATCGCTCTTCCGGAGTTTTTCAACGAGGGATTATTCAAAGGTGCCACAAGATCACCAGGCGTAATGCCTGATAAATTGGCGCCCACCCTGACCAGCTGTTGGCCGTTCAGCAATCCATCGTAAACACACCTGGCCGGGCAAGCGGGACCACTCTATCCAGAGCGGTCGCGCATGTCTCGAAGACAATTCTGAAGAAACCTGAACGGCTTGAAGAAGCTGGGCGAAGCACGCCTGTGGCTACGCCGTCTTAGCGCCGATTTTGTCTACACCTTCTTGTGTCATCGGGTATCGAAATCCACCACGGTGCCATCCATCCAATGGAGGAGATCATCCACGCCGAACTCGCGGCCTGCTCGCCATGAAAACGCGGAACGTTCGGATCGTTCGGCCGGCCGGGCGTGCAATGCCAGCCCCTTACGAAATGATGAGGCCGACCTCCCCCTCGGCGCGGCGACGATAGTAGGCCGCCACCTGTGCCGTGGCGGCGCCACCAGGCGAGAACGACCTGGTCAAGGGTGCCATGATGAAGCGGTTGTGCCTTGAGCACCCTGGTCGTGCTGGAAGGCTGCCTGGTAATCGGACGGGCCAGCGTATCGACAGAAGCATTCGAGGCAGGGCTGGCGATGCTACTTATCCAAGTCGGCGGACAGAGAGCGGCACTTTCCTTAACCGCCAAGCCAGTCTCTTGAGCAGGCAGCGATAGCGAGGCGGTGGATGGGACTCCATTGATTCGCACATGCGGCAGGAACCGTTGGCCAGGGCAAGACGGATCAGCCGCATGATCTTAGCGTTGTAAAACACAGCTGGAAGATATGCCCAAGCGCAACGAATGACCGCCGCCTCGGCGAGCAAGCGCATGTCATCTGTCGGGTTCGATAGCCAGACCTTCGCGCCGTTGGAGCACCTTTACCCCAGATTGAAAATCTCGATGCAGAACCCACATGAGCGAACATTGATAAAACAGCAAAAATAATTGACTCTGATACTAATTCAACCACTCGTCGGAACCGTCACTTTATAAAGGTGGGGGTACCTTGCTTTTACCTGTTTACAGGCTTGACTGTATTCCTATCTATGATCGAAGGAGGAAACGAAATATATCAGCTCAAGAAACTGACACTACCCTTGACGCCGATATCAATCGCCTTTGCCATCAATACTCCACGACATCTTCAATGAGTTAACCTAACTACTGATTTCCCGTAGCAGTGGCAAGTCTGCAACTTGATTTTGAATAGGGAGCCAACTCATGGAATGTACAATCAAAAAGGAATATGAAGATGAGCATCACAGTCACAAACGGGGCAAGCACAGTAGTTAACGTGGCAATCAGCACATGGGAGAAAGACGGCAGTGACGCTTACTACCCATTAGAGCAAGGCAACGGTGACACCTGGAAACGTAGTGACCCAAGGGGTTACTTGATGGCCATACAGGATAAGTCCCAAACAACTGAATACTACGTCTCCTGCAACAGTGTAATTGTCATCGAAGACAACCTCGTGAAGGATCACGGCCGAACTCTTAACCCAGTCGCTGCGGCCGGGAAGAGAAAAGTGGCAAATGCGTAATACCTAGCAGTAAGCGCGTGTATAAAATGGCCAGTATCGTACAAGATGCTGGCCATTTCCGTAAAAAAGTAAACCACTCATCCGACTAGCGACCACCAGACGCCCTCATATTAAGTTGAGCTCTATGTCTCAATACATCTAAACAAAAGCACTTCACTACTTGCCTCTGGAAGCTTCTTTGCGATAACGCCTGATACGCAACAGAGCAATCAGTCCTTGATCGCCATCGTCAGTATTTCTGCTATTTCGTTGAGCATCCGGCCGGACACGCCAGGTGCGTGCAGCCCCATGAACCACGCCACGGACGCCGGAGACAGCTGGTACATTGGTACAACGGGTTGGACCTACTCATCACGGGAGGACGGATAAGGGATTGCGCATTTTGCTGGAGATAGCAGGCCACAAAATAGCCCCGATGAACTCGCCCAAGAGATTTCTGGGAGGACCAAGCACCACGGAGCCCTGCCCCCCATTAAAAGCGATGGAACACCTGCTTCCCTACAGCCAATAAAAAACCCCGTAGATCGTTGATCTACGGGGTTTTCAGTTTGGAGGCCGAGGTCGGAATCGAACCGGCGTAGGCGGATTTGCAATCCAGATAAAATCTCAATATTTTCAATAAGTTAATGAGACATCCGTTCCGCAAGCACCATTCTTTAGAAAGGCTGGGACCCACGGCCTACACGGGTCATGGTTTTGATTGCGGAACTGATTTCGTAGGCGCTCCTAGCGGCTTAGAACCCAGTGACAGCCGCCGCCCTACAAGCACCTAGCTCAACCCCCGCGCCAAGAGACGAACCAGTTCAAATCGATCCAATGATGAATTGGACACATTTTTCTTAAGGCCCTCAAGAATAAAGGACCGCAGACCAACCAAAAGCCCCATGTACCAATTTTGTACCAATCAAAGCCACAGCTATACGTGCACATCACTAGTCTAAAGCTAGTAAACACCGCAGGTACGCACGATCACATTGCTAGCCCTACCCGCCTTCCTCACTATCAACCGAATCCCCTTATACCATTGGGCTAGGCGTATCCCGGCGCTTACAGATTCCGGCTTTACCCTAAATTGCACCCCGATACCACGCCGCCCTCTGAGCCGTCGTTGCGAGCTTTGAAAAGCCGGGACGTAAGGCCAGCACTGGTGTGGCCTGCTATCCGACAAAGAGCTCTCGGAAATGGTCGAAGAAATTGAAGAAACGAGGCTTCCAAAAATAGAAGCCCGACTATACTAATTTTGACCAATTTCGGTCGAACAAGGAAGTCAACAACATGTCTACTACTAAAATTACGTTAGATGCGATTTCTGCAATAAATCTGACGAATCTTTCAGAAAGTGGCAGCGGGGCGATACCGGTAAATCTGGCGACCGGTAAGTACGCAGTCACGCTATCGGAAGATACGATGCAATTTAGGGCGGGCCTTTATGTACAACAGGTCATTCTTTTCAGTACAACTCCGTCCAAGGATGGAAACTATGAAAAATGGTTCTATACGGTTAACACGTCGGAAGGAACGGTAATTAAAGTTGACGGTGACTATCCGGTTTATGTTTTTATCGTAGATCATTACACTGTCCGCGATAACTCTGGAAGTACGACGGTAACGTTCACTCCCGTTTAATACGGAATAGATCGAAAAGGGGGACTGTTTTATTTACAGCCCCCCTGCTCCAAGCCCCAAAACGCCTGGCACCTTTCCAGATAAACGTAGCCATCCTCTTATTCGACTCTCTGTTTCCTCAGCTTCTTGCGAAAAGCTACGCCTGTGCTACACCTAACCGTTCAAGGAAGTTGTTCAACCAAAGGATTACCCAATGACAATCTACAGAGTTTATGTCCGAGGTCACGGTGGCGAAGAGGCGCAGAAGTTGCCGCCATCAAAGGATCTTCCGATCAGCATGATCACACTAGGTCAGTTTGGCAGCACCATGTCCGATGAAGTCGCGGATGACTATATCTATCGTCATCGCGGCATTGATGACATCAAGGCGCAGATCAGAGACGAGGTCGTCATCTACTGGACCAAGGCGCAGCGCGACGACTGGTATGACCATCATCGCCTGAACTACTCGAAGCCCGTCCTAGGCATCAATCCCTATGAAACCCTGACCCAGAACCTCGCGCTAGATGGAGACCGTGACATCGGCGATTGCGGCGTTTGTTACTGGAACGAGCCGAAAGCGGAGTTGACGTGGATTGTCAAACTGCGCCATGGCGAAACGATTCTCCTATCGGAGATCCTTGCGAAGTTGCAAGGCATGCTCCACGGGGAGCAAGACTCCATCGAACTGTTCTGGACGGCCTGCATGAGTGCCAAGTACTGGAGCGGCAACGCCAAGAAGGTCTCTTTCAACCCTACCAAGTAGGCGGTGGGCAATGGCTGAATAGAAAACTCAAAGCATTGATGAAAGCATATCCGCCGATTCATTTCAAAGTAAGAAACAAAGGCCCCGGCTACGCCGAGGCCTTTGCTTCAGAGCGCTTGTAGTCGTTCGGCCTCTTGAAACCCCACCCATTTCCCTTCCGAGTTCATCCCCCGTGAGGTCAGCTCACGCCAAGCTAATTCGTTTAGGTCAACCTCCCCATGCACTACTGCGGCGAGAATACTGGCGGGGATCGTCTAAAGGTACATGTCGGCGGTTTCTATGGGGTACTCACTTTGTTTACGTAGCCACAGTAACGCTCTGTTGAAAGCATATAGCAAGCTGATCAGGTCCCCCGGAAGCAGCATCAGAACAGCCCTCCCGATTTTAGCGCCTAATAAATTACACATCACACACAAATCAACAACAGTTCGACAACAATATTTTACATGCGAAAAATTAAAATCTAATGCTAGAGTAAACCTTTGCAAGATGCACGAAGGAAAAATATCTAATGCTCGAAAAACCGCTTTCGAAAAAATCAAAAATTACTTTTAGAAGAATATCATCAAAAACCGTATGGGATGTTTGCCAGCTAAGCAATACGTTGCCTCCTGAACAACGCGACATGGTGGCAGATAACGGGGATTCAATTGCTGAAGCACACTTCTCAGAAAACGCCTGGTTTCGCTCTATTTATGCTGACGAAACTTTAGTTGGCTTTATCATGCTGCATATAGGAGCTGATTACGACGAAGATATTGATTATCCCGGCGCCATGTTAACGCGCTTGATGATCGCAGGCCCCTATCAGGGTTTTGGATTCGCCAAAGCAGCCGTGCAGATGCTGATTAATGATCTGAAAATACGAGGTTTCAGCGAGCTGCGAGTAGGTTATGGTCAAGGTGTAGGAAGTCCCGAAAAGTTCTATGAAAAATTTGGATTCAAGCCAACGGGTAGAATACTTGGGGAAGATGAGGTCGAAGCATTCATCGAATTCTAGGTGCAATAAATTATTATACGAAAGCTGAAGCCACATTAATTAGATGTCTGTCATGCAGGTGTGTCTATTTAATCTAAAATTGCGAGAGAGTTCGATGAAAGGCCTATCGTAATACGGAACAACATTTCATCGATCCTCCTTCTACTTCGCTGTAACCACTCTCCTAACATATTCTTGGCACGCGGCCAGAGCGATCAATCCTTGATCACCGTCACCAGTGATGGCGACAATTCGTTGAGCATGCGCTGGGTCAAGTTCGGCTCTCGCCGCTCCATGAACCAGGCCGCCGGCGCCGGCGGTGGCTGGCACCCCACAGCTATCACCCTGGGTGGTGGTGGCGAGTAGGACTGACAGCCGGAGATCAGCAGTAGCCAGCCGGTCACGCAGACGAGCCTGGTTCGATTGGGCATCGCGCAATTCCTTGTAGTAGGTTTCATCATTCGCTTGCAGCTGATCCTCCAGCAACCGCCGCGCGTCCTGCTGGGTTTCCTGCCAATTGATCACCGCAGCGGCAGCCTGCTCGCGATCTTTGCTGTACGCATCAGCCTGATCGGCCAGCGCCTTACCGTAAGCGTTTGCCTGCCACGTCCAGGCCAGCCAGCCGCCCAGGGCGAGCCCCAGCACTAAGGCCAGGGCCGGCAACAACCAGCCCGGGGCCTTCACGCCAGCACCTTCAATGCACGCTCATACAGCGCCTCACGATCCACCAGGCCGTTGGTCCCACCGTTGATACGCTTGGTGATCGTGAGAAAGTCACCCTTGTCGGCCAGACTGTTTAAACCCGCCCGTTGCCAGAACCACCCCGCCGACAGCGCGGCATAGACCGGGTTTTCCAGCAACTCGGGGGTGTTGAGCAGTCGCGAATCGCCAAACAGCGCTTCGCTGCACGCCTGATAGTTGGCCCGGCCGGTGACCTGGATCAGCCCACGGCCGCGATACTTCTTGCCATCGCCATCGGCCTCCGGGGTATTACCCAGCCGAGCAGCCAGAGCGCCGGTGTCGTACTTGCTCAGGTACTGGTCGTTACCCAGCTCACGCACCCATTGCAGCTGGCCGGACTCATGGCCGATCTGGGCGATGAACGCCGCGATCCGCAGCCGGCCGACGACCGCGTACTTGCTCAT